CAACTCTTTGGCCTTATGTGTTTGGTATTCCTGACACTTTGACTGGTAAGCGCACAACATTTTGCCCGTACACATCTAGAACTCAAGAAAGCATATCGTCTAAAACTATTTACCCCAGTCCTACATCTTTTGGTAATAGCTATATTGCGTATAACGGAAGGAATGTTTCGTATGGGGTGCTTAGATCTGACAAGTTTGCATTTCAAGTTGCAAGCCCTGATGCTTTTTCTAATACTTATGAACCATTTGATGGCTATGTATGGAGACTTAATACACATTTTAATTTGCATTTTTGTAGCGTACAAAAAACAAGCAAAGAACCTGTTTCGTCTTATACTTATTTTCAAATCCCTGCAGCTTATGCAGCTACAGTTAATACTGCAGACCCTAACAATCTTATGGAGCATGATGTTGATAAAGTTGGTGACAATGGCTACATGTTTAATCACGGACGATGTATAGAGTACCCTAAAGGCTACAAGAAAGTAATACGAAGCAAAGATTTAAACAACCTTGAGAAAGGCTGTATTGAATTAGAAGAAGGTTATTGGAATGGCAGGGAGTTTCATGGTAGAGAACAGTATTATTGTGTCATCCCTATGATTGAACCAGCTGGATGCACTAACATTAAAGCTGACGGAGCACCCGGTGCAGGTGCTCAACGCCTTACCACAAATGATATATCTTCTATTGACAAAATTAAAGCGTATGCAGCTAGTGTTAAAAATACTAAAACTTCAGGCATGTCCCGATTAAAAGAAAATTTCAGTAAAGAAGGCCAGTACAATTCGTTTGTAAAACCAGAAGATTTCCAAGGTGGAAAGTATTTTTATTTTCATATTAAGTGTCACCCATACGCTGGTGTAGATTACCTTAAGCTTACACAAAAATATGGTGAAGCAGGATTAATGAAAGACAAATACGACTGGAGTATAGATAGTTCTTCTGTTGATTTAGACTTAGCTTTGTTACAAAAATATGCTGGCCGATACAACAAAGTTGTGTATCATCACTTCCCAAGTGATCCAGAAAGTTCTAAAGACAAGACAGAAATAGACAGCACGGATAGCGCAAGCCAGTTGCAACGGACTAACTGTTCATCGATGAAACAATCTTCTAAATCTTTAGCTAATGTTTTTTTTAATTGCTATAACACTACTTTTGAAAAAACTGTTATGGCTACAAGTAAAAAAGATTTGGCAAATTTTATTTATTACGAGTTTGTTGATGATAAATCTAAAGCGGAAGATATAGGAAAAAGGTATAAAGAATAGATGGCTACCCCGTGCAGACATGTACCGATGGTCCCTAATTCTTGCCCAGTGTGTGCAGTTTACGCACACTACCCACACATGAAAGAGATTTATGATAAGCAGCACCCTAACTCAGACGATTTAAAAGATGCCATAGGCGAGGATATTAAGCCTAAGGCTACATGTTTTTACCGAGGTAAGGTTAAAAAAAGAGCTGACTGTAACTGCCCATTTAAGTTTGTGCATGAATGCGAAATTCATGGTGAGTGTACGATAGGTCCAAACAAAGAAGGAATGCATTCTTGTTTTGGTTGTACAGATTATTTAATTGAATAATTCTGTATTTTATTTTAACATTGGGCTTAACTTTATGGCTACAACATTTGAAGAATTTGTGAATCAAAGTTCAAGAATTGTTAAAAAGCAATGGTCTACGCCTACGGAGTTAGCACAAGAATTATTTACTATGCTTTCTAGTTCTGGATCGTCAAGCTTAGCTGGCATTAATACAAAATTAGTAACCCCAACTTATGGAGAAGTAAGCAAAAACTTTGTAAGTTCTTATCCAGAAAACGCTGCTGCGTTTACAAACAATAGTAGGATTGATTTCCATGGATTAAAAAACCCAACTAAGCCTACTTTCCCAGAGGTCCCACCAATAACAAAAAGATATAGTGCTACAACTTTAAACTCAAACGGTGGTAATGGTAGTGGAGGTAGTGTTAATATTGATGCAGCTGTATCCTTTGGACAAGTTACTTCAAGCGAAGGTGCTGCCCATGCTTTCCCCGGAAGAGTAGATGTTTTAATAACATACAATGCAAAGAAGACAGCCGAGCTTAAAAATATAAAAGTTTTAAATGCTAACGAAAGCTTTAAGGTTCCTGTGGGTACAGAGGTTATTGTTTTTTTTGATCAGTATGCAATGTTTCCTGTTTGGCTATAAGGAGGAATCATGGGTTACAATGAAGACATGGCTAAGTATCAAGCTGACATGTCAATATATGCAGCTAAAATACAGTCTCAATCTGCTATAAATTCAGCTAAAGCTGCAGCCGAAGCAGCAATAGATGCAGCTAGGATAGGCGCTCGAACGCAGCAGCAGATGCTTGATTTAGATAAAGGAAGATATGAATCTGCTTATGCCAATTTAATGGCAAACGACCCATCAAAAAATCCAGCTAACGCAAGCCAAGCAGAATACTATAGGAACAACCCTATTACTAGAGAATCGCTTGGGTTTGGTGGCGATTCCATCTCTGAGCCAGATAGGCAAGTCCAAGCAAACAGACTTATAGCTGGCAATAGTAAACAAGCAGCGTCAGAAAGATTAAAGAATACTTCCGATGTTAGCTCAAGAGGCATATCATACAGAAGTCCTTTGCTTGATTCTTTAAATGCCGAGACAGATATGAGGCAAGCAGACGCTAATGCTTTAGCTTCAGCTACTACAAAGATAGGGGCTGGACAAGCTAACGCTGCGTACAAATTAGCTGGCCAACAAGCAGTCGAAACACAAGTTGGTGGTGCTGCTGGATCAGAGAAAGCTAGGCAAGATGCTCTTAATGGTTTCTCTGGATTACTTCAGGGATTAATTTAAGGAGATAGTTATGGCAATGATTAAAAGTGATTGGGATAGTTTAACTACTGACGAAAAAAGACAAGTAATGGTTATGGCTGAGTCAACACCTAATTATGGTGCTGATGCTGGCGGTCCTCCCGGTGTTGTATTTAGTGGCAGAGATTCAAATGGCAATCATATTCCTACACACCTGCAAAGTAAAGAAGCTGTTGCTGCAGCAAAAAGAGAAACTGAAAAAAACATTCAGAATTTAATGCAGAAAAAAGCAAAAGATGCTGCATACGCAAAAGAAAATCAAAGTTACGCAGAAGCACAAAATATTGCAAAGATAAAAGCACAAGCAAGTATTGAACAAGCAAAGATTGATGCTGCTACACAAGCTTCTTTATCAAAAATAAGAGCTGATCAATCTAGACAAATAGCTGATATTAACGCAAGAGCAAGTATGCTTGCTCCGCAATTTAAGCAGGATAAGTTTGATCAAATAAACCCACAAATACTAGATGCAATTAGTAAATCTAAATCAAACTACGGTATGTATGATGCGCTTGGTGGCACAAGGCCAGTTGACAGGGCTTCTCTTGGGCTCACTGACAAGCTGTACTCGTCAGGACAGATCCAAGGAATGAATGATAGTGCTACAAAATCTTATGGTTCTGCATTAAGTAGGTCAGCTGCTAAGCTTGCAGACAAATATCAAAAGCAAGGCTATGGTTCTGATAGTCCTATACTTTCTGGTCTTTTAGATTCGCAGTCTGGCATGGCTAGAACTATGGGCGAAGGAACAGCTCAAAAGATTTATGACGATACGCTTAAAGGTAATCAGCAGTACGGTTTTGATTCTAATAAGCTTATAGAAACAAGGCAAGGTACACTTGCTGATCTTAAAACATCTACTGACAAGGGTAACCTTGGTTTACTTGGACTCTTAAGGAGCTAACATGGCTATACGATACGATGAAAATGGCGTTCCTTATGATGATGGCTCGTTTGATTACGAAGCATTGCAACAGCAATCAGCACCACAAGAGCAGAATCAACAGCAACAAGCAGAACAGAACCCACAGCAACAGGGAACACCACAAGAAGCACCACAAGAGCAGCAGCAAGTAGAGCAACAGCAAGTGGAAGAGCAAGCTGTTCAACAATATCTTCAGCAGGAAGAAGAAAAAAAACAAGCTGAACAAATACTTATTCAAGAGGAAGCAGATCAACAAGTAATAGATCAGCAAGCAATGGAAGAAGAGCTTGTAGCTCCTGCATCAGATCCAATATTAGAGCCTTATAAATATGAAGACCCAGTATCTGAAGCTGAAAAAGTTAGCACTTCGGAATTTGAAAATGCAAGGAGAACTCCGTTTCGTGGGGGCCAAGATGGATCTAGAGGAACTCCAATAAGGGACCGATTGTTTGGAAGAAAAGGTAGGTACACGGAATCAGAATCACCTATTTATGTTTCAGAACCATCTCCCGCTACAGCTGTTGTTGAACAACAACCGTTAGAACAAAAGCTAAACCCATTAGCACCAACTAGTCCGGGGGAATACGACTACACTCCTTTAGGTACTCAGGGTCCACCTCCTGAACTTAAAGGATCTTTCCCCGGAATTAGTGCAGCTCCGGTAGATATTAGCGCAACCCCAGTAGATGCTAATACTCCTACGGGATTAGCTGCCCTTGGTGATGGCGTGATAAAGATGCCAGCTGGAGATCCTAATCCTAACGCACCTAAGATTTATTCCGAAGGCATAAATGATCTGTCAAGAATACTAGGTAATGGACCAACAGATTATAAATATGGTAAACAAATAGACAATCTTGGTAGAGATGTAGAAAGAGCAGGTCAACCTTTATATAGGACTCCTGAAGGAAGAATGATTGCCCCTGAAAATACTGGCCAAAGGATGCTTGATATATTTAAATACAATCCTGAGTTGGGAGCTAAAAGAGAATCTACTGGGTTGTCGTTTAGTCCAAACACTCGAATCCAAAATGCTTTAATAGAAGAAAGGGATGGTTTAAAAACCAATGAGCAGCTTCGTAATGAAACTTTTCCGTTAACTAGTATGGACATTATTGGAAATGAAGCATTAAAAAACACTAAGACTTTATACCCTAAAGATTATGTTCCTGCACCATTGTCTCAAAGTATTCCTCAAAGTTTAACTTACGATCAAATGGTACAGCGAGATCGTGATGGGGTTTTAGTTACTAGGCCAATTGATCCAAACGAAACTCCCGATCAAAAAGCAGAGAGAGAAATTACTACTAGGCTACTTGGCGAAGATCAGTATAAAGCTGACCTTCAAGCTCAAAAAAATGATAGTTATGACAGGGCTGCAATGCAAGGCAAAGGTCGTACCCCACAAGAGGTAGCAGCTACAAACGCTAGGGTCGCCCAATATGAAAAAGAAGCAGAGCAAAAAGCTATTGCTAACGATCCTACTTCTCCAAGCAACACTATTCAGGCAAGAGTTAAAGCTGCAATGGCAGCAGAGAAAGGTATGTCCTTACCAGCTGGTGCTGCACCAATGCCGTCTACTGTTCCAGCAGCTAGCACTACACCTACAGCTGTAACTCCAATGCCATCATCAGATACTGTTCAAGCTAGAATGAAAGAAGCATTGGCAGCAGCAGGTACTCCAGCAGCAGGTACTCCAGCAGTAAAGGCTGATGAGAAGCCTTATCAAATGACTCCAGTGGAACAAGCTGCAAAAATAATGGCTGATTTAAAAACTTCGCAAAGGTTGGGTACACCAGAACAACAGGCAGCAGCTAGAGAAGCTTATCAAAAAGGTGTAGCTTCTGGTATTATAAAGCCTTTAAATTTTGATGCAGCAGGTGCAATAAAAAATGACCCTCAAACTTTAGTGAGTCAATATTATGACACCAAAAATTTAGAAGAAAAAAAACTTATAGCAAGTCAAATAGCAGAATCTCTTTTAGTACCTTTATCGGAGAGTGACAAGGAAGCATTAAAAGCTGGCGAAAATGTTAAAAGGAAATTTAACTTTTTACCAGCAGTTGGTTTAAAAGGGGAGCAAGAGCTTGGGAATGTAGATATTAATAGTATTGCTCAAAAACATTTGCAAACACTTCAAGGTGGAGCATACATAACTAAACCTGAAGATGTTGGTATTACTCCAGCTCAACCTAATAATCAGGGACCTTCTGGTTCGTCACTTATTCCTACTCCTGATGGTGGATTTAAAGTTCCTTATGTAGACCCTGATGGAAAGTTTAATGTGCAATCAATTCCTCCAAGAAGCGGGCTAGTATCTGTAGCTCAAGCTGACAGGGCCATAGGTCTTATTACTCAAAAGATGACGGAAGATGTAAACAGGATTCCTTTGCCAAATATTAAAAGAATTTTAGCAGGTGAAGCCGAAAGAACAGACACTCTTAACTCTGGGGCTCTTGATAAATTGCAGAATTTAACTCAAGCTTGGTCTGATTCTGTAAGAAAAGATTGGAGCCATTCTATATCTAATACTAAGTCTGGTTCTTCTACTAATTCAGTTGGTTCATCTACCGAGATAGGCAGTGTAACTTCTTTTGGTAGCACTAATTCTAGTACACAAACTGGTTCTCAGACTGAAAAAAATAAAAATGGCTCAAGCAGTAGTGGCTTTTCAAATTCTCAAGGCAACAGTATGGATCAAAGAAATTCTATTACCAATAGAAATTCAAGAGATAGTTCAAATACTCAAGGAGCAAGTACAACTGAAACAGTTACTTCGGGAGGTGGTACAACTAAGACTCAGACCGAGAGCAAGGAAACAATTGATAACCGAAATGCTGTTATGGGTATGCTCAGTAATTTAGATCAGCAAAAAGTTTCAAACATGATGCAAGATTATAAAAATAAGATTGACCAAGTAACAAATGGCAATAAAGAAATACGGTCAGAGTATATTAAACAAGCTGATATTCTTTTAGCAAACCAAGGTAAAGAACAAGCTAATAAAGAGTTGGTCCCAATCTTAACTCAGAATCCTATTCCAGATAGGAATGCTATGGCTGCACTTGAACCTCACAATTCTAACAGTATTGCTAAGTACATAGAGTATGTTTCTCAATCTCAACCTGCAGTTGCAAAAGCTTGGAGTCAAGCTGTACCTAATTTTTACACAGCTACTGATGGCCACAGCAATCGTGCAAATAATGCCACTCCTTTAATTGACATAAGGTTTCCTGTTATCCAAAGTATTCTTAAAGGAGAAATGGGTATAAGAGAAGGCGTTAAAGACATAGGACCAGAGTCTAGAAAGATGATTGAGGCATTTGGGAATCTTATTCCTGCTCAAGATGTTGCTTCAAAAGCATTTGAAAGAGATGGCTACGAAGAAGGTTTGCGTAAGCTAGGAAATAATGCTCACGAAAGTATGGCTGTAAGAAATCTTAATTCTATGAAAGTTCTTAGTGCCTATGATACACTTACTAACATGATGATTCCCAAGACTCAAATGCCAGACGGATCAATATCTCCAAGGAAACTTATTCCTCCTGAGGAATTTGTTAAGCAAGTGACAGATCTTATTGTAAATAACCCTAAAGGCAACAGCCATATGGGAGCTGTTGCTTTTGAGATGATGAAAACAAATAAACCGTACAGAGAATATTTACAAAAATATTCAGACAGTCAAGGTTTAGGTTTTCTTTGGAGTAATCAAGCTGAGATAGACAAGTATAATCGCCTTAAAGCTTTGTCTGACCCGGTCAACCATGATGCTTATATTAAAGATGGTGGAAGAAAATTACAACCACGCTGGTAGTTTTAACAAGGAGTTTTTATGTTACAGTCTTCTTCAATGCCCCAAATGAATCCAGATGCAATTATGGATATGATTAGTAAATCACAAGGTGCTAATCCTGAACAGGAAATGAGCATGGATTCTATGCAAGGGATGCCACCTGATATGGGTGGCGACATGGGTGGCGCACCACCTATGGACCCAAGCATGATGGGTATGGACTCAAGCATGATGCCTCCTTCTCAACCAACTAGTGGATATGATGACGGAGAAGCGATGAAACTTCTTCAGCAATTAAACCTACCTGCAGAAGCAATTGAACAGCTACTGTCATCTTTGTATTCTTCTTCTGGTCAGGACGGTATGTCAATGGGGACATCACCTGCAGCTGAAAGTCAAGCTGGAAATATGCAGTTGCTTCAAGAGCTTATTGGTTCGTTAGCAGCGCAGCAGCCACCAATGGGCATGGACCCAAGCATGATGGGCATGGACCCAAGCATGATGCCTCCACCAATTCCACCTCAACCACCTATGCCTCCTATGGGTGGACCGCCAATGCCACCGATGCCACCACAAGGTATGCCTCCAATGCCACCGATGTCTTAATAAGGGCTTAAGATTATGGGCACATTTAGCGGTTCGTTTTTTGATGAAGACGAAGAAAAGCGTAAGCGTGACCGTATGAACGGTATCACTCCTGAGTACAAGACTCTTCTTACCCCAGAGGAAGAGTCTTCTGCACTTAAGAGTATAGGGTCAGCTAGCTTGTCTGGCCTTGCAATGGCTGGTAATGCTTTAGATAAATATTCTGGAGCAAGGGCAGTAAGAGGTATACTTGGTGACAAGCCAGAGGAAGCTCTGTCTATTATTCCTTTCTCTGATATGCTTGGTTGGACTAAGCCAGAAAATATAGTATCTGGTTCTGATTTAAATAAAAAGTACGGAGTAAATAGTGTCTTTGGTGATGAAGGGATTATGTCAACCTTGGGTGGTATTGCTACAGAGATTGCATTAGATCCAACCACCTACCTTACTCTTGGTGGTTCGGCATTAACTAAGACTGGTGCAGCATTAGCCAAGCATGGGTTTAATCCAGCAAAGAATGTTGTACAAGCAGCTCAAGGTTTAAAAAATATCGATGAACTTCGATGGCTTAATGATGGGAAAGTTCTTGGTAGCTTGCTGTCAACTGGAATGAAAGAACCAGAGATTGCTAAACAATTTATTAACCAACCTTTAGGTGGCCCTCTTGGTTTTAAAATTCCTTTTATGAAAAATAGAGTTGCGTTGACTGGTGATGCAGGAGTGGCTGTAGCCAACGCAGCAGAAGGTGTAGGAGATGCAATTAGTGGGGCGTACCAATACGCAAAAGCACTTCCTTATGTTGGTAGTATTGCTAAAGGAATAGGTGAAGGTGCAGGTGTAATAGGTAGGGCAGCTAACGCTGCATTTAGTAGTCAGTACAACAACGCAATGACTCCTGAAGGCCAAGCTATATTTAAAGAAGCTAGCCAAGATGCTGCGTCAAATATTTCTAGGTCAAGATCAGACAAGAACATTTTAAGAGCAGCTTTGGGGGAAGACAACAAGTATCCTGAGCTAGCTAGATGGGCTGTTGATAACGGCGAAGTTATAAAAGGTTTTGCTAATAAACCTGCACTGCTTTCTTTAAACACTGCTATAGCTTCATCTATGAATGATGCACTTAGTTTCATAAAAAGTTCTAATCCAGATTTAGCAAAGCTGACTGATCAAGAGTTGCTTGTTAAAGCTGGATCAATTTATGACAGAAGCAGTCCTATGGTTAGGATGGATGGCGAGGTTATGAGGCATAGTAATCCTTTGCCTACAGAGAACTACATGACAAGAGCTGATAGAGAAAGAGTTCTTGCAGGTGGAGCAGATACCTTTCAGCTTGATAACCTAGTTCATCTAGGTGATGGTTCAACAATTAACACTACCTATTTCCCTAGGTATGGTAATGAAGTTGTCGATGGAAGAATTGCAAGGACAGCAAACCTTGCTAACTCTGATGCGTCTGTTGCTGCTAACCTTACTACCGCAAGGACTCTTGGGGCTTTACCTCAAGGTGCTTTGTCCGTAGAGATGATGGCTAAAGACGCAGCAATTACAGCTCTTCGTTCTACATCTGAGTCAAGGGTTGTAGATCAAAAGATTGGAAAAGCTGCAGAAAAAATTGCAGTTGATTACCTTAAGTTCCCAGATGTTAAATCATATCAAGACGCAAAAGATACTGCAGACAAATTGACAAACTTGTTTGGTTCTGAGGCTATCAACAGGCTTGGTGGTATTGGAAAATTTAAGTCCAAAGAATTGCCTATACTTACTGATGACGCATACAAAGTATTGAATGATGTAAACGGTTTAGTTCCAGAGATAGCTAGACAAGAAGCAGCAAAGCTTGGTATACACCCAGACGAATGGCTTCGCAGGTTTAATATTAGTGATGATCATCTTAAGGCTGCGCTGTTAGATCAGAATGCTTACAACACAGCAAAGAGTTACCCTAATGGTTACAGCTTAAACGGCATGGTGCAAACACCATCAGGAAAAATAATTGAAAACCCATTGATAGACAACGCTTTCAGAATCCGTAACGAGCTTAAGCTTCAAGGCAAAGACCCATCGTTCATTGCCAACTTGCCTAGAGTTGATGACATGTCTAGAAGCAAAATCATTGCAGCTAAAAATGCTAGAGATATTGCTGAGACCATGGCTAACCAAAGTCCAGCACACCTGCCAGCTGGTACAGTAATCCCCGGTAACAGCATGTTTACTGGTAAGGTTGGTGATGTTCCTGTTGGTGCGCCATTCTATGAGCATGTACTTGACTCATTAGATACAAGAATTGCATCGTCATTTACTGGTGCAAGTAAAGCTAAGGCTGTATTCAATACAGTTCTTGGGTCTGGTCTAAAGAATGTTGATCCTTACAACTCAGTTACATTTGAAAAAGCTCTTCGTGATGTTAAGCTTGACCCTGATAGAGCTATCAAGAACTACGCTGACAAATATTTAGATACTAACAGAGCTAAAGATATTAATACAAATCCGTTAGACCAGACAACTCTAAAGAACATACAAGATACAGCTCTTGATCTGCGAACTAATCGAAAGCAATATGTTATTGATGAGCTTGCTGCTGATTTAAAGATTGAACCAGCCGATCTGATGGCAAACATCAATAACTATGGCGAAGCTATAGCAAGAAAAGAAAATGAGCTAGCTTTTAGGACTGTCTTTAAACAGCTTAGAGTTCCGCAAAGCACTGTCAATAATATAGCTCAAGATGTTATAAGCTTTACTCCAGCAGCACCATTGCATCCAGTCTTAAATATGTTTGATAAGTATTCTGACCTGCTTAAAGGTGGCTTAACTATCATAGCTCCGGGCTTTCATGGGCGCAATCTTATCTCAGGTCAGACTACTAATGTTGCATCTGGCAGTGCAGGTACAAGACCATGGGAAGTAATATCTAATGCTTACCAAGCAGATAAAGCTGCATCTGGTAAAGTAATTAACAATTTATCGCAAGACCTTCCACTGTTTCAACAGATTAATAAGGAAAGATTAAGCAGAGGTTTACCTGCGCTTACTGATCAACAGGCAACTAAAAGATTTAACGAGATGATGTATGAGTACGGGGTTGTTTCTCCGCATACTGTAGGGGAATTAGCTGTAGATCCTGCTGGCCTTGCAGCTAAGGTGGCGCAACAAGTTCCGGGTGAAGTACCAACAAGGTCAGCCGGGAGTTTGATTGGAGGTTTCTGGGATACATCTAAGGTAGACCCACTGACAAATACAAGGGCTACTAATTTTCAAAACCTTTCGCCAGCAAAGATCGTTGACGGTCAGATAGCAAGCAACATGGATAACTTTGCTCCGTTCACATGGGGTAGAGATGTCAACCAAAAGATTGAAGGTGCTAATAGAGGTGGTGCATTCCTTGGATTTTTAAAGCAGGGATACAGCCCAGAGCAAGCAGCAAAACTAGTGGCTGAAAGTCATGTTGACTACTCAGCTCTGACTAGCTTTGAAAAGAATGTAATGAAGAGGGCTATACCTTTCTATACATTCACCAAGAAGATGGCTCCGTTTGTAGCCAGAGATATTATAGAGCATCCCGGTGGTCTTACTGCACAGTATGCTAAGACAGCTGGAAGACTGAGGTCTGGTGACGAGGACACAGCGTTGCTACCTACCCACCTAGGAAGCAGCATGCTATATGACACAACAGAAATGAGCAAAGCTTTAGGCGCAGTCAAGCCTGAAGGAACACGCACATTCTTTACTGGTCTTGATCTTCCAGTTGATGTTGTTGCTCAATACCTTAGTGATCCATTTGGGAACAAGCCTTTCCGTGGCTTTGAATCTTTGCTTGGATCTCTTAACCCAGTATTTAAAATGCCATTGGAGCTTGGAACAGAGAGGCAATTCTTTGGCCATAGAAATCTTGATGACTTGTATAGTCCAACAGGGAATAGAACTCTTGATCAAGTGCTAATGAACAGCCCGATCTCTAGGCTTATTAGCATGGGCAAGACTGCATTTGATGAGCGCAAAGATCCTCTTACTAAAGTTCTTAACCTTACCTTAGGTGGTAGGTTTACAGATGTGGATACAGAAAAGTGGGCCAACCTTAGAGCTAAAGAGTTGATTAAAGAAAGGTTAACTGGCACTAGTGGTATAGGTACATTTGAAAAGGTATATGCTAGACCAGATAAGATTCAAGATCTAACAAGAGATCAGATAGAATTGCTTAGGCTTCAAAGAAACATGGAGAGAAACGCTTTGCTGTACAAGAAGGCGCACCCTAAACAACAGCCTATATTTCAGTGATAGTAAAGTTGTAGATAGCTTCAACTAATTTCTTCTTAAGCTTATAGATGTCTGTTCTGTATCCTTTAACATCTTCGACAACTGTACCGTGATTTTCTAGGTCACGGTACACGAAGTCAGCAACATACTTACATATCTTCTTACCATTAACCTCAACCTGATATGAAACTTGTGTTGCTAGATCTGAGATCACCCCCTCTCTAAGTAAAAGTAAAAGCTCTGCATACCTTTTACCCTCCTTCTGTGAGTGGAACTTTACTCCGTCAACTAACACAATTTTGTTGTTGTATTTATTTCTTCTCATTAGGTTTTCTTTTTGGGGTTTTGTTCTTGTTAAGTTTGAATATAGTTCCGTCTTCCATCATTCCCTTAACACGATCAAACTCTTCAGTAGCTTTCTCATACCCATGAACAAAGTTCCTAACGGTTTGTATGTAGCCCAGTTCATCAAGTGTTTCCAAGGTAAGACACCAAGTCTTAGGTTGTGTTTCTTTTATCCAGCTCACTCCAACCCAACTAAGCTTAAGCTCTAGGTCATGCTTAGTATAGTTGTCTTCGTTGGTATAGCTTGCATCTCTTATAAGATTGCACCATTCAGCCTTATCTATTTTCTTGTTGTCTTTGTTGTAGTAAAGTAGTTCGTCTGGCATTGTCACTCCTTATAAAAACAGGGGTCACTGTTATGTAACCCCTGATTTTGTTTTGACTATCTAGGTTCTCCAGATTCTGGAGTGTCCTCTAATAAGTCCTGAGATCCAACAGCCTTATTAAGTGTGTCCTTTAAGAGACTAGTCTTAGATCGTCTTGCTGTATCATCCTGTTTGCCAGCTTTATTTTCAACAGAAAAATCAACATTCGGAGCCATAGAAAATCCCACATTATGGAACGGTCTCTCGTCTTCATCGATAGCAGAGTGAAGGTCAGTACAAAGTGGCAATCTCTTAGCCAGCTTTCTAATGACAGTCTTCTTAGCCATCTCAGTAAACGCTGTGTGCCATGGAGAATCTGCACCAGCCTTAGAGTATTTGTCACGATGCTCAAGGATCTGGTTAAGACTCATGTACTCTATATCCGTGGCACTATTCTTAAAGAACACTGACGAATAAAAGCCAATGATATCTCCGGGCTCACCACCTAAAGATGGCTGATGATTAAAGCATGGGTTGTCAGAGTAACTAATACTGAAGTGGTCCTTACTATAGACTACCCTTGCATCAAACCGTAGCACACGATCAGACCTATACGCCAGCTCGATCAATCCACGATAGCCAATCTGAAAGTTAGCAGTAGTGCCAGCCTTGCTACGGTATGGTATCAGGTATGCCTGACCCAATGCTCCGGTCAATTCTATGCCTAGCTCTGCTGCCTTAACGATGCCAGCTAAGATGCTAGCTTGCGTACATTCCAGCAGTGCTGGTGTAGTCTGCACTAAGGTCATAGCTGTTCTGATTAGCTTCTCTGGTTTAATGTTCGCTGAACATGCCATGCCAATCTGTTCTTTAACTCTGGGCTCGGACAGGAAAGTCCTAAGCTGTGTCGCCTTGTTAGTGGCGGTTGTCAATTCCGTACTCATTAGTAATCTTCTTTCTCGCTAAGTTTAAAACTGGTTTTGTAATAGCTACTTGCTTTAACAACAGACTCCTTGCGCTCTATAACTTTCCTTTCTATTGCGCCACCACTTGGGAACCTTCCGACTTCTGCATCACCCATCATCAAGATCAGATCCGCTTGCGCTTGCTCTTTAAGTCTTGCTGCTGTCTCTTCCTTTTTCTTTTCGTCAAGGTAAGTATGCAGTAGGGTAATGCTTTCCATTGGCAAGTCAACGCTCTTGCCTGTGATCGATTTAAATTTCTTTACAAACTCTCTACCTGATTTAGTGCTAGTGTCAGGTGACGGTGGGTTTCTATTGGTTACCCTAGCCCAGAACTCATGGGCTATGTCTTGCAGATGCTTGATCACATCGTCATCTCTATCTACCCTATAGATTCTAAAGTCTGATGTGTCAATCAGCACTGGTACATAAGCAGTCTTGTGTCCGCTAATACCCATCTGATAGTGGACCTGCACTAGATACTGAATGGGTATCTGGTCAGTCATCTCTTCGCCCCACTTGATAGCGTTGCGAGCTGAGGTTGTCTTAACTTCTACTACTACTTCTTCACCGTCAGGCATGATAGCTATTCTGTCAAGAGATGCCATGATGTGTGGGTGATCAGCCAGTGACATGATAGGTAGTGGTGGTGCTTTAATCTGCGCCTTCATTACTCTACCAAACTCATCTGCCACTACTGGTTCAAGTATGTTTCCCCAGTGGGTAAAGTGATTACTAAACTCATTCACTTCCTCTGATGTCTTGTCTAGGTACACATCGAAGGCAGACTTCCAAGGGTTAACGCCAGCTAGTGAACTGATGTCACTAGCACCTACCCCCTTCTTCCTAGCCTTCAGCCATTCTGTTCTGTCCATAATTAACACTCCTTAAATAACCATTTAGAAAAAATCCAGAACCCGAAAATTGTTATAAGCAATACAATAAGAACAGCTTCTTTAGGTATTAGTTTCATGGCTTCACTTGTTGGAAAGTAAAAAGATCCATACAAGTTATGCATGATTAATCCTTTCGCCGACTTTGTAAAACTTATTGGTTGGAATTAAAACGCACGGTTCAATATCTTCTGAGTCGTTCCTGTCTGTCCTCCCTCCTAGTATTATGTTCTGGTTGTAGAAACAATCGAAGCTTGCTACATACACACCATCTAAAGCACTGATAGCAAGAGCAAACTTTATTCCTGTTAAGTCATATAAGTTCTTAGCCATCATCCACTTCTTAAGTGACAGCATGTATCCACCAAACAGATTGATCTCTCCCATGGTGTAGTTCCTTTGCTTGATCTCAACCCAAGCTACGATCTTGTTACCACGCTTGGCTATGTAGTCTATCTCCCACTTCATGGGTGCGCTTATCATTTCGCAGCCCATATATTGTTCGATAGCTGCAGCTATTTCTTTCTCATTATCTTTATTTTTTTTTGTTTCGTAGGTCTTTTGCATGAGTCCTCCATGTCTAGGTAAAGTTTCAGGTATCCTGCCATGTCTATTACATTGTCCCTCTTGTGACTTGAGATCTCCCGGCATAGCTTTGTTGCAACCATGCAGAGGAGTACATCTTTTGGTGTTACATTCTTCTTTAAGATTAAGCTCCATAGTTCTGCTGTCCTTTTGTAGTTGTCATCGGGAGTACCATAGCTTTTGCCTCTCTCCCTTATAGTGTCAATCACTTCTGTAAACATATCTTTTTTAATCATCAAAGTATTCCTCATTAATGTCAGCTGACCTTACAATCCTAACCTCTTCCGTGTTATCTTTACCCGGATAAACTAACACCGCTAAGGCAGCTGCTGTGCATAGCGTGTGCCCTCCATAATCAAGGGCTACGATGAATGCGTTTGACTGTTTGGGATACAGCATTATCCTTGCTAGATCCTTAGCCTGTTTGACCTGAGCTTTGGTGTATCCTGTCCTGCTGTATACGCCCATAACTTTACAGAACAATACTTCTTTCTCTTCAGGTATCCGATCCTTCTTAGGTGATCTTCGCATTGCTACCTCCAATAGATTTAAGTTCGTTCCTTACATACAAAGCAATAAGCTTAAGCGTCCAACCTAACTTGCCTTGCTTGAGTAACCTTCTGCCATAGGTCCAGCACCGTTGATTGGCTACAGCTTCTGGTATCTTAATGTTGTTGCGCTCAAGCTCATCAAGTATGAGGCGATAGGTTACATGAGTACGCTTAGTGTATTGGTGGTTGTCAACAATACCCTGAGCTACATCGTCATTGCTTGGCCCAACCCTGATGTCTCTGGAGTACCCAATCTTCTGGCTAATCCTTGAAGAGATCTCGTTGATTGCATTTACCCTGCATGTGGCTACCACTACTGGGTCATGCGTACCAACCATCTCCTCTATGCGCTTAAGCTTCTTAGACTTGGCTACCATCCTTGACATCAGTGCTTGGCGCAACCGCTTATGAATGCTAACCTTTTCTTTTCTTTTGCTAGGCTTGGCTATCATCTGTCGTTCATATCCTGAAGCCTTGACCTGCGCAAGCACCCTCAGGTACATCTTAACTAGCATCTCGCCAATAGCTTTCTCCTCTGGCATCTCGAACCCTCTCTTGTGTTCGCTACTCCACCTCCAACAGTAGGGTGTGTTGCGATACCCGATTGGCATGCTGGTATTGAATGGCGTAGCACCAACAAAGAACTCTTCTACATACTTACGCCTTGCACCTTGCACTTCTCTTGTGCGGGTTACAATTCTGCTGCGCTCGAAGTCTGCAACTGACGCTAGGATTCCAGCCATCAGCTTACCTACATCTGAATCAGTGGAGACATTGATATCTAGTAGGTGAACAGCAACGCCCTTCTCTTTCAGTACCTCCATAGTCTGCGCCATATCACGCATACTTCTGAACGCACGGTCAAGCTTAGTTACTATGACTGCATCACCCATCTTGGCTTGGCGTAAGATCTTTGCACCACCTGCCCGCTTCTCAAAGCCTTTGGTGGCAGAGGTAGCTGCATCTTCGATAATCACAAAGTCATGTGTGGTTTTAAACTTGTAGTCATAGAATCTTTGGAGGCATTCTGTTTGTGCAACAAGCGTTAACTCTTGCTTGCTTGTACTGCCTCGAACATACCCGTACACTGTCGCCATAGCATCTCCTTTCAAGAGAATAAGTTTATCATATTTTGTTCTAGTATGAACTCTATATTTGCCTCACTATACCCAATGATAACCGACTCACCATACACACCAGCTGTGTAGTGCATTCGAGCTGTCGTCAAAGTATCTACTAATGTGTATTCAATCATTGGGTCAAAGAGCTTAGACATCTTCAATGCAATTGAACCAATGACACCTGTCGCATTGTCTAGTCTGATGTTTCCATTGTGTACTTTAGTCTTGGTTGTCCAAGCTATTCGCAACGCTTCTAAAGCTTCGTTCTTTCCAGTCTTTTTATCATCGAAGCATGACTTGTCAAGCGACATAAGGTAATGGATATGATGCTCACCGTCATCTGTGTAGTGACTAGTAAAATCTATAGCTGTCTTGCTTGGACTATTAACCTTTACTACTTCAGTGAAGGTGCTTCTTGATTTACCTATAGGTTTAAATGCCATCTCTTTAAATGGCCCAGTGCATAACTTCTTCCATGAGTTAAGCGTCAGTGTTGGCGGGCTTATTTCAAATCGCATTCGTCATCCCTCATCTTTCTTACAATAATATATTTCTCGCCGAACCCTTCGGGGATCTGCTTACCTTTAGCCATGGTTCTTAGTGTGTCCGACAGTAAGAGGTTGAGCCATTCTGTTATGGCACTAGCTAGCACCCACTGTGCTTGCTTCTCTTCTGTCGTTTCAGCGTGGGGAAATGTTACCAGTGGTTTGCCAGCTGTCTGCTGCTTATCTACCTGACCTACGCATACCACTACGCTTTGCCCATCCATCGTACCAGCTAACTCGCATAGCACAAGCTCTGCCATTAGCCTATCTTTACTACCCTTCTTAGTTACAATTTTGTAACCGTGTTCTGTTCTACTAGACATGTTGAATCCTTTCGTTAGGAAGTCGAAGTTGTAATCGAACTCTACGCATCTGTCTATACCAATAATATTATTTGTTAAAAATACTTTTGCTCCTTATGATCGTGGGGAAATTGATATCAGATGCTAGTGCTATACCTACTAGACGCAAGTCTTCTCTGATCTCTAAGTCTGGCATACCACTTCTAAGATGTGGTATCGGATGCTCAGTTACAGCTGACCCGTAGTTATCAGCAACTATCAGCCTATCAGTACGGCAATTGATAGAACTGTCAAGCTTGACATTCATCTTAAGTCCAGTGCGTGATAGGTACATGTTCTTTTCGCATGGTAGACAGAACGAATTGCAGTTGTTGATTGTGTAGTTCATAGCAGTAGGTGCTATGATGTGACCAGCTAGTATACGGCAGTCGTGGGCTGTGGCTATTGCACCATCTGAATCTACATAGAACTTCTTGACTGCTGCCCTAGCTGCTGTTGCTATCGATGGATCGTAGTCTTCCTTCTTAAGCTCGGCATACTTCCTACGCATAAGTGAGCAGTTGCCTATCTCGCTATCCTCCTGCATGAGATCGTGAAGCTTGCGACCCTTGTCGCTGAAGATACGCATGCTGTCAATAGATTCTAATGCAGATATGTATTGTAGGAAAGCGTTGATAAACTTATCGCTTACCTCATGCTTGCATACCTCATCGTAGTTAGGCTGGTTGATAAAAGCCTCACGCCATTCGTCATTACTATGCTTGACTTTGTGCCTCTGCACTAGCTTAAGCGTATCGCAATTGATGGCAGTCGTAATACCTGTTGGTCTATGCTTGACGAACAGTCGTTGGTACTGCCGTGGGTTAATAATCTGGTGCTCGTCAACATACTTCTGGAAACTGGTAGTTCCTAGCCGTTTCATCTCGCCACCGTGATCAGATCTCACCCCTTCATACACGATCATGTCGTGGCCTATCTCTCTTGGCTTAGAGTACACATGGGTAGTAATGCCACCACTCCATGACAGACCTCGGCTGAACACACGCTCAAAAAACTTAGGTGAGATCTTGTCGTTGCGAATCACTAGGTCTCTAACTTCTGTGTAGTTAGACCTATCTTCATACGCTGGTGTACCCATGTATTGCCTTATGGAAGCGATATAATCTAAGTCATTGGTGTATAGTCCACCATCTAGTCCAGTTGTCATCCATCTGTGGGAGTTTCTTGCATCAAAATACGCTGCTGTACCAGTGCCCTCCATCGTAAGAGTGGCTTCCTTCTTGGAGTATATCTGAGACATCAGCTTCTCGTACTTGACACCAGCATCAACACCCTTGAACCAGTAATAGCCAGCACTCATACCGTTGACTTGAGCATCTGTCAATTCTGTTAGAGCTGTCAGACCATTGTACTCTGTGCGTGATGCACTCATGGTGCGTGTCACTTGTGGCATACTAATAGGTGATGCTAGTACCCATCTGTCCTTGCGATACCATTTGTTCCACTCGTTATTGCGGTGGGCTACATCTGTACCACCTGAGTAATCACCAGTGTGTGGGTATGTAAAATCTGCGTCATAATGGTTTGTCCACTTAGCCTTAAACCTATCTATAAAGTTAGGTTCGCCTTTACTAAACCCTAGCTCGCAGTTGATCATGGTCTCATCGCTTATGTCCTTGCGCCTAGACTCTCTGATGCAACCCATCATAACTCTAGCCATGATGTGTGCCATGTAGCTATCCATCAAGCGGTATGCCTTCGCTACTAGCTCTTCTGGAAGATGCTTCTCTAGTACATCACGGGCATTCTTGCTAAAGGTCTGCATCCCGTAGTCGCCACTTGTCACCTTTGATGTGGTTCTCTTAAGCCTTACAAACACTTCTTGCATAGCCTCAGTGTTGTTATCAAACACACTAGGCTTATCATTCATCACACGGTAGTACCCATCTAGGCAAGCACCATGCCACCTACTGCACGACCAGCTGTCCATAGCACTTTTCACACTGCACACAAAGGGCCATGCTGGATAGTAACCTAAGACATAGTTGATCACATATGATCGTAGTATCACAAATGTATTCTCGACTGGGTCAGGCGATGATTCTGGCTCGTGACGACTCATGCTTGATAGCATAATTTTCATTGGCTTCTTGTGGTAACCACATTCTTCCCTGAACCTAGCCAGTGCAACCTTGATGTGGCGTACTAACTTCTTGTATGAGACATCATCCCTGCATACATTACGCTTGTACAATGCGCTTAACTCATCTGTCAGTCTTAGCCTTGGTCCAACCATATGGATGACTGGGCCTGTGCCGTCAGTTATCACATGCTGTATGTGATTCATGGCGTAAAACCACATTTTCTTGCGAGCATCTTGATAGTGGCTATCAAGATAATCAATAAAGTTTGTATCCTCCTTTGTTTTCTTAAGTGCGATCTTGCGGTGATCAGCTATACCGAATAGTTTCCAAGCAACACCATAAACATTAACAGTCTTCATTGCAACTCCCTTTACTCTTACAAGAGTAAACACCAGCTTGACTCGGCCCTCAACGCAAGGGCCAAGTCGTCGCTGTAATTTATTGCACTATATCTACTACTACACCATACTCAGGTGGCTTGCCAACGCTGTAGCCTTGGCAGTGGCGCACCCATATCACATCAACGCCGGGATCATTGGGGTAACAGCTGAAGCAATCCGTAAGTGATACGATCACCTCAGCTTCTGCAACCAACGCTTTCTGTATTGCATCGACATGGCTAGTGCCACCACCTTGTGGCTTGGGCATGACAAGCTCATCGTCAGGTGCTACCTCAACTACCTCATACGCATCTACATTGTGCATGATCAGCACAACATCGCACTTAGCAGTATCCCTGAAGGCACGGATCTCTGCCATGAAGTCACCAAGCGTGGTGTTATTGATTGACCCTGATGTGTCAACCAATACTGCCACCTTGGGGCATGCCTTCCCACCGAGGATAGGAAGGATGACACCTTTGGCAGCTCGCCTACTGGGCCGAGTGTACACATAGTCTTGTTTTACCTTGCGTGTTAGCAAGTCTTGTAGTACACGCCTCCAGTCAACACTTGCACGGACTGCGTCAACTGCTTGCCTTAGGCCAGCTGACATAGTGCCCTTGCTCATCTCCGTGGCGGTAGCAACCATGGCCCGTGCGTCACTCTCTGCCTCACTTGGATTGGGTGCTTCCAGCACCTCGCCAAACCCACCCTTGCCACCTTGCTTCTTGCCGGGCTGAGGCTTGCCGGGTTGATCTCCGGGCTTGTCGCTCGGCTTGTCAGATGGCTGATCGCCACCGCTACCCTTGTCACCGGGCTTGTCGCTTGGCTTACCCGGATCATCACCGGGCTTGTCAGGCTGCTCTGGCTGCTCGCAGTCAGGCAAGAGGGTATAGTATTCCTCTGCCGTCTTGTTAGCTGGCATGCTGGCATACTGCCCGACACCTGCCATGCAAGCACCAGCTGGTAAGGACATGCCACCTTCGATGACTATCTGATTGATAGCCAAGTCACAAGCAATGTTCCAGCGTTGGTGATTGCGATTACCTTTTCTGCAGTGATGCAGCACTGCTACATGCAGCACCTCATGGCAGATCACCCCTACTATCTCTCGCTCACTAAGCGTGGCGATAAAGTCAGGATTGTAGATGATCTCCTTGCCGTTAGTGGCAAAGGTCTCGACTTCTGGTGAACACCTGCCGGGCAATCGCATGGCTATCGCACTGTAGAATGCGCCAGCTCCACGATTGCCAAACCTACCTAGCATGAGTGCCACCAAGGCACTCTTGTACTTCCGTTCCATGTCGTGCATGATACATTCTCCTTTCAAGAGATTAGTTACTAGAACCTGCAAGAATAGCTGCAGTTGACGCTGCAACCTTGACATCGTCAAGGGCTTTGATGATCTGGCTGAGATCAGTCTGCAACGCAGTCTGGAAGAACTCAGCTTTCCTAATTAGTGACTCGCACTCCTTCTCACGATTGGCAAGGGCATAGCCCTTGAGATCCCCATTTGACACATCTTCATACACTGCACCGCACTTGCGGTTAAGGTCCTGAATTGCAGCTGACAGAACAGACTGACGCTCTTCGTCATTCAATTCGTGACGGAAGATGGCAAAGCGAAACTCGCCATTCGTGGCTGCAGCGATTGCAGATCCTACACTGTCAAGCATAGACTTCATGCTTTCAGATACCCAATAGACCGCCCCTGCGTCTTTCAACGGCACACCTTGGAACCCACTGTTAGGATTGGTAAGCATACGGCGCAAGCAATCCGTGAGCTCGATAGGTGACACTCGACCCGAAGCTTTCTTGTACTCCTGTGCCACACGGTCAACCAGAGTTTGGTCAAATGGACTTACTGTCATAGTCTCATCCTCGAACATGATGAAAGATCTTTCGTGATCTAGTTCGTTGATTTCCGTACCCTTGGTTTCCCGAACAACTTGATAACCGTTCTTACCCTTTAGTGGGCGAATAAGCCAAGACTGTCCGCTGTATACCTGCTTCAGTGCGTGGAGCAAGGAAGCCAATTTAGTGCGTGGATTAGGTATAAACCCTTTGAGTCCAATGCTCTCGAAACCTGCAGCGATCACTGAGTGATCACACTCCAACGCATTCCAAAGAACTACAATGCCACGGCCCTTAATACTTATCATCTGAACCTCCGTTACTCTTACAAGAGTAAACCATGTGCTAACTGGCACTCATCAGTAGGGGCAACACCCCTAGACCCCGTGTGGGGTTTCGTGCTAGACCATAAGCCTAAGCATGTCTTGGTGCTCCTTAGACCATTTGACATACGCCGGGATACGCAACATCTTCTTGACGAAAGTCTTGGAATCCTTCGCAAACAAAGACTTGAAGTACATGGCAGCAAATTCTGGCGACATGCGAGTAGACAAGGTGACGCAAGCGTCAAGCTCCTTCTCTGACGCATTCGTGCTGCGCTCTGCCAAGCCAGCCGTTATCGCATACCTAATGTCCTGTCCATCAGGTATCTCGCAGTTGCTTGGGTCCATGAGCATCTTGGGAAGATCGAACTTGCCGAAAACGGACAGCCAGCCCCAATACGATGGGGCTATCTCTGGACCTATTAAGCCAGCTATGATGTCATAGTCTGGCTGGTCAAACCTTGACAACATATCCCAAGACCGTGGCGTTGGGAACGGTGTGCCCTCAGACTTTGGTACGCCGGGAGACAAGTGCTGGGGGCACATCTCTATGAAACCACAGATCTCTTTGCGGACACCGTGGCTGTATGCCCACGGTAGCCAGCTATCAATATCCATCTCGACCTCGACAATGCACAACCGATTGACCATTGGAGAGATTAGGCCAGTACAGCCAGCTCTGTCGCTGGTCTTGTTACCTGCCATGACTATCAGGGTATTCTTGGGCAGTGGGTAATCCCCGAAGCATTTATCCCAAACTACCTGCAAGCATGCTGCTTGGACAGGCTTGTTGCTCTGGGTAAATTCATCCATGTAAAGAACCGTAACAGTCCCATCATCTTCTGGGAGTTGAGATGGCCTGCCCCACGCTACTTTGCCATCAAGGACATAGGGTAGACCCCTAAAGTCTGTTGGTTCAAGCATCGAGCACCGAATATCGATCATGCGGTATCCCTTAGACTCACACAGCTGTTTGATTACTGCCGACTTTGCCAGACCGGGACTGCCGAGAACCATAGGGACAACATCGCTGTCCCAACATTTTGATACAAAACTAGCTAACTTGGAAATCAACATACTGATTCTCCTTTCGAGAGATGTGGCTGTTTACTCTTACAAGAGTAAAACCGATAGATAAGGCAACCGAAACAAACTGTCAGCTGAGTCAACGCAACTCAACTGACAATATATAGTATAACAGATTACTCCGCTAGTGTCAAGTATTGGCGGTTCGATGCATGCGCTTTATGGCTGCATCTAGCTCAATCTTTGGGCAGCCTACCCAATCTGGACATGCCAGACGGGTAATCGTGTTGTGGCGGTTAGTTGTAACGCTTGACCTCTCTGTGTTGAGAAGCCAAAAACGCCCGTTCCACATTGCTAGTGGCCAGTGGGGCCCATAGGAATAGACAACGAAACCGTTGTCACCTAGCTTCATCCCGTACATACTGCCAGTATGGGTCTGGAACTCTGACCTTGTTTGAATGTGGTAGCCTACACGGTTATTAGAGATTTTTTTCATTGGAACCTCCTTTCGTGGCGGTTACGAGAGTAGTGAGCTTTGACTTTCGTGCATGGTTGACCCATTTCTTGTAACGCTTTTCGGCGTTACAGTCATGGCATATATCGCTGATAAATGGGTAGGGGTGTACCACACGGAAGACAGCTATTTCTCGCAAACAAAAATCACAGATAGAAGTTATCATTACTACACCCCCAATTCTGGGGGTAGATCGTATGTCGCACCTGTAGACAGATCCTTAAGGTACAATTTCAACAACTCGATCTGGGCTTTGGCTTCTGCCAATTCCGATTGCAGCATCTCGACTTTAAAGCCATGTGCTTGCACGGTTTCTCTGTAAATTAACCCCATAGCCCTGATCCGTTCCGCATCATTAGTCCAGTTATACAACATCGCAAACTCCTTTGAAGTTGAAGTGTCAGTTAAAAGAAACAACCACGCTGACACTCAAGCGTGGCTGTTTACTCTTACAAGAGTAAATACTACTTAGCCTTGGTCGTTTCAATCTTGATACGCTTGATGTCGAATGCCTTGGAAGCATTGATACCAACCTTGACCTTGCTCTCGAAGAAAAGAACAATCTTTTCTCCGTTGTGGGTAATCTCAAGGCAATTCGTATCCGATACAGTAAGGACCAACATAGGAAACTCCTTTTCCATTTACTCTTACAAGAGTAAAACTAGGTTGATGATCGTGGCGGTTAACAACGCTTTAACCATTCAAATTCAAACCATATCACCAACCGATTAGTATTGTAGCACAATAGATCTCTGGTGTCAAATAATCCAAATGTCACTAGTCAAACAGAATTGTGGCTGTCCCATGGGTGCGGGCGCATTGATCTTTTTATTGATCGTGGCGCATGCGTGAAGTGGGGTTTACTCTTACAAGAGTAAAAAGTGGCGGTTTGCGTAAAAGTCTTAAAATCCTTGGAAGCTAGGGCATAAAAAAACCCCCCTTGCAACAAGCAAGAGGGGTAAACTAGGTAATGCAAGGGGATTAAGTAAAAAACAGTTAAAAACACAAAAAACACAAGAAACACAAGAAACACAAGTTATTTGCCAGAAAGATCATATCGTTTGCTCTTATTAACCATGGTTAATTGATCGCAAAGTTTAGTAGAAAAATCTTGATCGATATTAAAAACATGAGCACAAAACGCAATTAAATAATCATTGCTAATGTCGCATTGTCTTTTTAATTCGATAGCAAGATTGTAGGCTGATTGTTCTTTGCTATTGTGAACCGGATTAGATTCTAAAGGCTTATTTTCTAAGGCTTTTTGTTCCTTTTCTTTAAAAGCCTTTTCGTTCCTATCTTGCAAAGTCGGCATGCCTTTTAAAGTGTTTACGATCTCCCGTAATTCTTTAGTTTCGACATTGTTAGGCACGGCTTTGATAGTCTCAGAAATAGGCTTTTCAGCCTTATTTGTTGTGACTATTTCAAGAGCGCCTACACCGTTACAAGCCGGGACTGATTGCATGCTAGCTAATCCAATAGCCAAACAAGTTACATTCTTAAATCCTAGTAACCATGCCTTATCTTTCTTTGCAATATTCCCAATCTTGATCATATTGGAGAAAGTAAATGAAGAGTTGGTTATACCTAGTTCTTTCCATGTATCGTTCCATTCAGCCCGGTAATCTTTTAAACTTTCATCCTCTTTGATATTGCTTTCAATTAGATTGAAAGTTTCAATACAAATATCGATAAAAGCTTTCGATAAGTCCTTTTCGGCACGGCTTAAAACAAGATTGAACTTGTTAAGAGAATTGGCCGAAAAGCTTTTCAAGATGCTGCTAATAGTCTTCATGGGGTGCAATCCTTTCAAGATTGTTTCCCCTTGCATCGCCTAGTTGTCAAAGATCATTGTTTACTCTTACAAGAGCAAACACGCCAAACACCAACAGATAGAACAATAATCGATCAAGCTATTCCATGTCAAAATAAATCTTGCAAGAATTTTAAGATTGTTCTAAAACGCCTATTTTTATAGTGCTTTTATTTTAGGCGGATACTGTCAATTGAAGATAATGACGATCGGGAATTAGAGTAATGGCAAGGCATGCTATGCAAGCTTGCTACCATTGCTAGCTATTGAAGTAGCTATTGATCGGTATAGGAACCATAACGGAATAGTAGGTGAGTAGATATCTAGGAATTGTAGGGACTAGGCAAGCTAGGCAGGATACCCCGTAGACCCCCATGTGCCCCCCAAGTATAGGTTACGGTCATCAACCATAATTTTTGGCTATTTTCCAGTTTGGCATTCGGGACATGTCATCTGCGCTGGAGCGCAAAAAGTGCATAAAAAAAGACCGGAACTAGCGTTGGTAGCTCCGGCCCTCGAAAGGAGTGCGACCATGGTTTGGACAGTCGTACATAGGCATCATAGGCGAGTATTTTAAAAAAACAATAGGAAAGCATTTGATCTTGCAAAAAAAGTAGCTAAGATCATCGATCCCGTTTGGACAAAGCGTTGTTTGTTGTCAAGAAAGGCACAAAATACCATGGCGAAGAAAACTCCAAAACCACCTGAATTTTTAACGATCTACCTGTTAGATGACCCAGAACTCAAATCGTTAGTAATATCGCTAAATAGACCCACTACAGAGGCTCTAGGAGCCATCTTCTTGCTTTGGGTACTTGCAGTTGAGGCAGAAGCCCACCAAAACGAATGGATTCTTGGAATGAGCTGGCAGGAGATCGATGATGCGGTAGGCATTCCGGGATTTTGCGATGCGATGGTTGCGGTGAAATGGATGAAAAAGCTGACTATCGCTGGAGCTGGCGCAGTTCAAATCCTGAAGATTACTAAGCAAATTAAGCCAAAGCCACCAGCTAATTTTGACCCAGACGAAGAGCATTTGACGCAAGATAAACGCTCAAAAACGCTGGAAACCATAAAATCCCTCTCTCCCTTTAATCCCCTGTCCCTGCACCCTCTTTCCCCTACTCCTCTCTCCCCCTCTTTTCTCTCCCCTACAACCCCTCTCTATACACCCCCTCACTCCACACCTCTATCACCCACACCCTTCACCCCTTTTAATCCCTCTCACCCTATCTTCAATATCATCTATGAAAAACAAACCTCTTCTGTCAATCAGAGCGATTCTGAAAGCTTAGTGTCAGCCAAGAGTGGTCAAAAATCTTCATGCTTCGCATTACCACAAAATGGTGTGGTCTCATTTAAAAAGTCTTTCCAAGAGCAATGCCCTGAGATATACAAATCGCTTGGTTCTGGGGATGAAAGGTACGAGGAATTAAAAGAATATGCAGCTAAACTTTGCTGGTTGTTTGTAAATCAATACAAGGGTTATGGTTTATACAATCGGCAACACTTTTTTAAAGCGAACATTGGCACAATCTTTGAAATTATACGGCTTAAAGTTAGCCCGATAGCCCTTAAGTACGAGATTTTAAGTGACACTAGGGATAAATCAGAGCCAGTTTTTAAGCTGTCTGAACGAGCTAATAAGTTTATGATTGATCCTAAATTTAATTCTTACAACGATGTGGAAATTGATTACATCTACCACTACGGCAAACTCGAAGACTCTGAAGATCCAAACGGTTGGGTGTCTGGATTAGAGTCTGAGCTTGAAAGACACTTAGGTGTTCAAAAACAGCAGAAAACTGTTTAGGCTGGCCAGTGTTTGTTAGGCTTTTCCCACCAAAAAGTGAGATCTTCTTTGGTGTCATCGTAGTATCTGCCTACAAAGTCAGACTTAAACTTGCTTCCGTAGTTTTCAAACATGGTAAGTGTTAGGATCTCGTTGGTTAGCTTAAGGTTTTCTTTGATTAGCTCAACGATTTTAGTGTAGTTGCCTCCACGGATGACACCTGCCTCTACTAAGAGGATCTTTTTGTCTTTAATATGTATTAAGTTAAGGTAGAAAACAGCTAGGAAAGCGTTAATAAAATCATCATCAAACTCTTGATCAGGGTAAGGCACATCAACCCCAAACCCTGCACAGATTTCCCCATCGTGAGATAGCTGATGCCTAAGGTATTGAGCGATTACTGAGGAATAATCAGTGGATACTGCAACTATAACCGTGTTAGACGCATTAATGTTTTCTGAAACTAACCTACACCTAAGCGAGTTCATCAGCTTCATTTCTTCTAGCCAGTTAACAAAGAGAATTTCACGCATATTAGGCTCCTAGGTAAAAAATCTGTTAGGCTATTGTTTTGTTTTAGTGGTTCTGGTAGAGATAAGCACTAGACACATCTTATCCACGAAAGGGGTGAGTAATGATTCCTGCAGAAAACATAGAAGATTTCGGTCAATGGGTCAATTGGATTGTTGCCAGAACCAAATGGAACACCAAAGATCAGATAATTGCCTTACGCCGAATGGTTGCTGACTTTGAAGCCTTGGTTTATACGGCTAAAGAGGTGACTAAAGCTACTCAAAAGATATTTTTTAATAATTCTGGAAATAAAATCGAGTTCGATCCGAATATATTAGTAACGATAGTTGACATCGTTCAGCTAGAACGCTCTAAAGAAGAAGAAATAAAGGTAGAAATACAGTCTGGAAGGTTCCAGTGCGGTGATTGTAAGTGCGAAGGGTATGTACCAGTGCCCCATCCTAAGAGTATTCGCAAGAAATCTAACGGAGATGTGCTAGTTTTGAATGGCGTTACAGCTTTATGCACCTGTCACTGCGCAATTGGTAGGGATAAGCTGCTTAATGCAGCGAATAGTAACCGATTCATCCTACAAATTGAGGTATATCAGCAAACCTTCCCCGGATGGAAGCGAGAAATGCAGAGAAGGTACGATTGTGACCTAAGCTACAGCTTATCCATGATTGGATTAACGATTGAGGAGTTTAAAGCCTTAGATGAAGAGAAAAGGAGGCAGATCTTCTTGAAAGGTGCTAAAGGTATAGGGGCAGGGTGTACAACCACTGAGAACCTTAAGCCTTTGTACCCATACTTGATTAAGCGCACCAACTCTTTTGATGATATGCCTGTTGTTCAGAACGATTTTTCATATGATGCTATAACAAACGGGCGTTCTACGGAAGAACACCTGCATGAAGCATCGTTTTCCTAGCGTTGAGGAGTGTTAGTTATGTCAGAAGTTAAAGAATACAAGTTGCCATCACGGAACGGGAGGTTGCATGGTACATACATCATACCACAGCCCGTACTGCGAGAGGCAGCTAAGAAGTTTCCTACTGTAAGTGTTGATGTTCAGATCAAAAAGATGGTGGATTGGTTGGAAAAAGAACCAGATCTCCAGAAAAAAGATGAGTGGTATCCAGAATTTATCCTTAATTGGTTCGCTAGAGCTGCTGGCCACAAGATTGAAACCGATAAAAGGGGTCAAACAGGGGGTCAAAGTGGTGGAAATAGTGACCAAATGGGGGCTATTTTGAAGGAAATCAAGCTTATAAATGAGCGTATTGGGACCCTGCAAAGGCTACTTTTAAAGCGTTTATTTGCTGAAGATGGCGATGTTGATGCATCTAAGATACTAGAAGGGGCTAATCTAGTAGAGGATGGTGAAGAGATAGATGCCGATTTTGAAATTGTGCCACCAAAGAAGGCTCCAAGTCGTGATGACGAAGACCTTCCTTTCTGATAAAAAAGAACCCTCAGGTAAAACTGGGGGTTTTTTTATTTGACTTTTTATTTGGAACCAATCATATTTAAGTTACTACAAATTAGTTGTAGTCAAAAGGAAAAACATGGACCCAGAAACTATTGGTCAGTCAGAATCCAGTTCAGTACCAGAATCTTCTGGTATGTCATCCGAACCGCAATCAAGCGGTGGTGAGTTTACTGGTTCGTCTTCTCCTGAAACTTCAGGTGGTCAAGGTGGACAATCAAGTCCGCAACAATTTGTAGCAAATCCTAATCAGCGCAATGGTGCTCCTAACGGATACGGCACTAGCCCTGCTTCGGTGAATGCTCCACCACAACAACAACCGCAAACGCCTCAGCAACAACAGTACACTGTGCGTGAAGCTATTGCTCGATACGGATATGATGCTCAGGGATACACAAATGATGCTGAAGCTATTCGAGATTTAGTTGCAAAAGCGCAACAGTCTCAGCAGCTACAGCAAATGGCTCAGTATGGTAATCAGTATCTGCAACATGCTGGCGACTTTAATAATTGGCTAAAAGAAAAACAAGCTGCAGAAGCTGCTAAAGCTGCACCTGCTCAAGAGTCTTGGTGGAAAGCTCCAGAGTTTGATCCTGAATGGCGATCAAAGGTTGTAAGAGATTCCAATGGAAACCTTACTACTTTACCCGGTGCTCCTCCTGACTTAATTAATAAATACTCCAGTGCTATTGAGCATAGAGATAAATTCCTAGAGCAATTTGCATTTGATCCAGTAGGGGCGATTAAGCCCGGTATTGAAGAAGTTGCTAAAGGGTTAATTGAAAAGATTCTTGGCGAGCGAGATAATCAGCAACAGGTTCAATCCTTTGCTAAAGATTATATTGCACAAAATAGTAGCTGGCTACATCAGCGGGATCAGCAGGGCAAGCTTGTCTATGATCGAGCAACTGGTAAGCCAGCTCTAGCTCCTTACGGTAAAGCTTTTGCTCACTATGTTCAACAAGCTGCAGCAACAGGAATAGCTAACGAGAACCAACGAGCATCGTATGCTGCATCTATGGTTCAGCGTGATTACCTGAAGCATCAAGCTCAACGAGAAGCACAGCAGAATGCTCAGTATCGAGATTACTATCATCAATCTATGATGCAACAGCAAGCTGCTCAACAGCAAGCTGCTCAACAAGCTGCTCAACGCCAACAGGGCGAACAGCAGAAGCAGCAGTTTGTGCAACAGGCTCCAGCGAGACAAGGTAATGCTTTGTCTAGGATCGGCAATTCGGACGCAGCTGCTTTATCAAGCAGTGGCGCAGTGAAAAACAAAGCCTTGAATTTGGCGCAGAGAATGCGTCAGTCATTAGAAGCCAATGGGGTTTCTGAGGGTAGTTTTAATCGTTCACGATAATGTTTTTAATTTCCCGCCCCACGGGTAATACCGGAGAATATAAGGGTTAATTGTTATGGCTGAATGGCAAAGAATACTGAACACAACGATCCATCAATATATCAAAGATGTTGAAGATAACATCATGCGTAACCGCAAGATTCTTGCTATGTTGCAAGATCGTGGTCGTGTGACTTTCAACAACTCTGGTGATCTCATGGATTGGAAGGTGAAATACAAAAAATCACCTTTGCGTACTATCACTGACGGCGACACTTTGACTTTTAGCAAAGTTAACCGTTACAAGACCGCACAACTTGATTGGCGTGGTTATGCTGTGACAGATGCACTTGGTAAATTTGAAAAACTCAAAAATCAAGGCACTGCCGAAGGCATTATTAAGTTGGCATCTGACATCGTTAACTCAATGGTCTTTGAAATTGAAGACTCTTTTGGTGACGAAATCTATGCTGATGGTAATGCTGCTGGTGGTACTGGACGCATACACGGTTTAGAGTCATGGTTCGGAACATCTGGACCTAGCCCACACGGGTTTGTAGGTCTACCTTCTGATACCTACGCTGGACTTCTTACCACCCTAGGCAACTACGGTGGTAGCTGGTCTAAGGATGCTAGCAACAACACTGCTTGGCCAGATGGCACAGGTGATGTTGAGTATTCCTTCTGGTCTCCTTTAGTTGTCGATTATACCGACACTGCATGGACCATTCCATCTGGAGGCACTTACACTTGGGCTAACACTTGTACTCAAGCTATTCGCTATGCGATTACTAAGAGTCACAAGAACAAGTCTAAGCGTGGTATGCTTGACATGATTATCTTGGAATCTGAAATGTACCGACTTGTACTTGAACAACAAGCTGTCAAGGAACGCTTGACGGTTGTTCGTGGTGACAAGAAGGGTGGTCTTTACGCTCTTGGTTTTGAAGACTCCGTCAATGTTGATGGTGTTGACATTACTTCTGAGTACGGGATTCCTGATGGTGTTGGCTACGGTCTTAATGTTGATGAGCTGGAATTGAGAAGCTTACAGTCACAACTGTTTGTTCCTGAAGTTCCTGACTTCGACCTTGCTAGCTATACCGAAAGATTCTCAATCGACTTCTTCGGTAACATGAGATGTAATCCACGCTACCAAGCTAAATTTGTAGCACTTACTTAACATTCATTAGGAACTTTTTTACTTAGGAGAAATTGATAATGGCAAGAAATGAAAATCCTCCCTTCGAGCGTGGTACTACCTTTTACGGCGGTGCTACAATTGACGCTAACGATCTTGGTGGCGCAAACCTTGAAGGACAAGAGTTTGAATTTGAAGACTTAGTTACAGCAACCATTGGCTCTACTAAAATTGCTCGATCTGGCCACAAGGTCAGGTGTCGAGTAGTTCGTAACGCTGGATCTGCTGCTATTCTTCCAAAAACTATCACTGGATTTACTACTTCTACTACCGCTGGAACTTACGGTACTAAAGCTACCGGAACAGTTGCAGCTGGTGGTGTTGGTTACCCAGTAGATGAACAACTACCTGCAGCTGGTGTTCCAGTTGGTGACTTGTTCTATGTAGTTGTTGGCGGTCCTGCGCTTATTTCACCCGCTTCTGGTGGCTGGACAGTAACGATTGCAGCTAACGATGTACTCAGTGCATTAGTTAACAAAGCTGTAACCAATGTCCTACCTTCCGGTGGGTTTGTAGTAGGCAGGGCTTGCTCCGGTGCTGCTACTTCTAGCACTGGCGATATTACTGCTTTCATTGGCAGATAAGCCTTCGCTTAGACACTTGGGCAATGCCTAAGTGAATGGATTAGTAAGGGTGTAGCTTTTGTTGCACCCTTGCTTTTTAAATAGGATAGAAATGCCTCCATCTTCAAACAAAACAGAAGCTAACTTACGCAGTAACCTGAAAGACGGAAAGAAGCTACCGCATCTTTCTGAGCTTGCTGAGAATTTCGTAAGGGTAGTTGGTGGTCCTTCTAAATTGGCAGAGATGCTTTTTGAAGAATGGATTGCTGCTGGTGAGGGATCTCTGGTTCGACAAAGAATATTAGATATCATTACTAGAGTTTGGAAGTTTGCTTCTGAGTCTGACGAAAAGCCAGATGACACTGGCCTTATGACTGACGAAGACCTTGACAGAGAGATTGACGGCGTTGTAAATCAAATCAAGGAGAAGTCAGATGGAAGATCAAGAACCAAAGAGAGAGCTGACGCAGCTGGAAAAGTCAGTGATGAACTCGCTGCGGTGGTGGAAGACATCGGGTCTGAGCTCGCAGGAGAATTTTCCAGACGGGATACTAACCCTACAATCAGTAAAGACCCTGATTGATGAGCTGAATCTGACTGACAATAAATTGTCAGAAGACATGGCTCTTGATGTTGTTCAGAAAATTGTTGTTGCACATCTCTTAGATCAAAGCCGAAAACCTAAAGTAGCTAAAAAACAGTTTGATGCTGTTGTTAAAAAACACTTTGATTTAAACCCGCCGATTGAGCAGAAGGTCGAGCAAGTAACTTCTAAAGATAGAAGCAAAGAAACTTTTGATTACTCTGAACTTGGGCAAAGAGATAGCATAAGGTTTAAAAAACTTCTTGGCGAAGCTGCCAGACGCAAGATGGAAGCTCTTAAGATCTATGAGCCTACCGGAATCCAGCAATCATTTCATTCGTCTAAAGCCACCCACCGATTAGTCCGTGGTGGAAACCGATCAGGTAAAACTACAGTGGCAGCTGTTGAATTGTCTAGAGCTGTTTGCGGTGTTGATCCTTTTTTAAAGTATCCCATAGAAGGTGGCAGAGCTTTTTGCGTAGGTAGGAATCTTGATCATATTGGTAATGTAATGTGGCGAAAGCTAGGTAGAGCTGGTGCTTTCAGGATTATAAGGGATTTAAAAACCAAACAATGGAGAACTTACAAACCTTGGGAAAAGTCTGATCTTGATCGGTTTCATCTTACTAAGCCATCACCTCCGCTAATTCCTAAAAGGCTAATCAAAAAGATTGCATGGGAAAACAAAGCCAAAAATATTCCTAAACTTGTTGTGCTAAACAACGGGTGGGAAATAAGCTTCTACTCCTCGGAAGGTAAGCCACCTCAAGGTAGCGATATTGATATCTTCTGGCTTGACGAGGAAATCGTAGATCCTGATTGGCATCCAGAATTAAGTGCTCGTATTTTGGACCGCAAAGGTTGCGGGTTCTGGTCTGCTACGCCACAAACTGGAACAGAAAAACTTCTTGAATTGCATGAACGAGCTTTGACAGAAAGAGAGAAGCATCCAGATGATCCAGATGAAAGAACCGTGGACGAGTTCGTTATTATTTTGGATGACAACCCACACATCGGTGACAAAGAGAAAAAGGAATTTGCAGAAGGAATGTCAGAAGACGAGCGAAAAGTTAGGATATCTGGCGAGTTTGCAATTAATAGTCTTAGGGTATTTCCAGAGTTTTCAAAAGCAATGCATGGAGTCGAGTTTTTTCAGATACCTAATGAATGGACTAGGTATGCTGTTGTTGACCCCGGTAGGCAGGTTTGCTGCGTTTTGTTTTTTGCTATTCCTCCACCTATGCTTGGGAATACTATTTATCTATATGATGAGCTTTATATTTACAACTGTGATGCTGAACAGTTTGGCCAAAGAATGGCTCAAAAATCCGTAGGTCAGCAGTTTGAAAAGTTTGTAATAGATATGCATGGTGGGAGAATATCTGACATTGGTAGTGGTTTAAATGTTGAACAACAGTATTCAAGAGCGTTGCGTAAATACAAGGTTTATTCTGCTTCTACTGGTAGCGGTTTTCAATGGGGCTCAGATGATGTGCAGGGCGGTATTGAAGCTGCAAGATCATTTCTAAAAGTTAGAGAAGACGGGTCAATTAAATTAAAAGTATTTCCGCAATGTCCTAACTTTATGTGGGAGATAGAAAGATATAGATACAAGAAAGAGCCAAGAGGTTATGTTACCGACAAGCCAGAAGATAGAGGTAGGGTTCATGCTATGGCATGTTTTAGATACATGGCCATGAGTAATTTAAAATATGTGCAAAGGCACACTATGGAAAGAAAAGATGATACTGTGTTGAAAGCCTTGAAAGCGAAAGTCAGGCGCATGAACAAGCAAAACGGGGGCTTGGGCATGATTAATCTTGGCCCCGGTAAAGAAAAGGTGTGATTATGAGTGGATCTTCCGCAATGATTATTGGAGCTATTGCCAAAGAAGGCTTTAAAGATGCTTGCCAGTTTTTAGATTATGCGCCTAAAAACGAAGAACTTGATGAAAATTCTTGGACAGCAATAGGCGAATGGGCACTAAACAACCCAGATGGCAAGGTAAAAGATTTAGCCTCCCAGATCGCAAAACTTTGTAATAGTGAGCCAAATGAGAAATCTTTAGTTGCGTGGGAAGCTGCGATTATGGTACTTTATAACACTGTTATTGAGCCTGAAGAAAAGTTTGATCTTGACGGATGGCTTAAATCAGTGAAGCCCCTAGAAATTGCTCAAGGAGAATGATATGCCCTCGTTTGTTATGCCTAATATTTTTGTTGGTGATATGGTGCTTTGGTATCATGCAGCGGATAGGACTACTGCGCCAAGGCCAGCGGTTGTTACTCATGTTGGAGCAGAAACTATTGCTTGCAGCGTGTTTGAAAAAGATAGCGTAACCATGCGGTGTATGGATGGAGTAAGACATTTAGATGATCCTACTACACAAATACCTGAAGCCAGAGAAGCTGGAGCTTGGACTTTGGTTATGCGAATAACTGAACAACAACAAAAACAAAAAGGCGCATTTGCTGTTGCGAAATAATAAATGAAAGAAGACTCCCTCTTAGCCCCTATAGTTACTGCATGGTTGAAAAAAATTCAGCTTGCTTATGATTTTAAGCAGGATGAATTTGGTAAGGATGCCGAAACTTGTATGCAGTTCTTTGATGGCCCATACGATTTTATGTATGGTCTTAAAAAGGGTGGAGGGGGAGGGCTTTCTTTTACTGGAAGCGCAGACGATTTCCCTAGACCTACCTTTGCTATGACGGTTAATAAAGTTGCAGAAATGGTGCAGCTCTTTGGGCCAGCACTTTACTCAAGAAATCCAAATCGAAAAGTAAATCCAAGAGTTGTAATGGATATTCCAGAAGGTGCATTTGCTCCTTTTAATCCACAACAATTTGGGCCAATGTTTGATATGCTTCAAGATTTAAATGTTAAGCAAACAAAGCTTGATGGAGCTAGAGCACTTTTACTTGAGCAATATTTAAACTTTACACCTGATGCGCTTAACCTTAAAGATCATTCAAGACGAGCGATTGATGAAGCGTTAATTAAAGGCATGGGCGTACTCTGGACAAGACCCTATGTATCTCCCGGAACAGGAAAGAAATTTATTGGTAGCTTCTACGACACTGTAGACAATTTGGTTATTGATCCTGATATGGAAACAATTGCTGAAGCAGGATGGATAGCTAAACGCTGTGTTGATCCTGTGTGGCAAGTAGAGCGAGATTTCGGCCTAGTTGCTGGTACTTTGTCTGGTCATCTTGAATCATATAACCAGCAAGGTAATCTCATGGGAGAAGGCACTGCTGGAGATTACAAGCGCAAGCAAGGTAAAACAAATGACCTTCTTGTCTATTGGAAAGTCTACTCTAAGGTTGGTGTTGGTGGTCGTTTGTCTGGTGTTCCAAAAGAAAATCTTGAACCGCTAGAAGAGTACGGCGATTACGCTTATCTTGCTGTATGTGACAAAGTAGATTACCCGCTTAACCTTCCTCCTGATATTCAAAATGGCGGGGATGACGCAGAAATTAAGCGAAGGTTAGAATGGGATACTCCATTCTGGGCTGATGACAGCTGGCCAATGACTCCAATTATCTTCCATGAAAGGCCAAGAAAAGTTTGGCCTATGTCGCATCTTAAACCCGGTCTTGGTGAACTTAAGTTTATTAACTGGGTGTATTCATTTATTGCTGGAAAAATTAGAGTTTCGTGCAGGGATTTTCTTGCAATTAAAAAATCAGTTGGCGAAGAAATTAAGTCTACAATTTTACACGGCACTGACTATGAGCTTTTAGAAATAGATGAAACTCATGGTACTGTTACTGATGTAGTTCAATTCCTTCAGCATCCTCCATTTAATTCGGACATCTGGCAGGTTCTATCTGCCGTTGAGAGAAACTTTGAAAAGCGTGTAGGGCTCACGGAGTTGGTTTATGGCGAATCGGCTGCATCATACCGTTCTGCCACGGAAGCTCAGAGTAAAACGGAACAAACCAAAATCCGTCCTGATGACATGGCGAACAAAGTTGAAGACGCAATGACGGATATAGCAAAGAAGGAAGCTCTTGCTGTCCGTTGGCATCTTACTGGCAATGATGTTGTTAATGTTGTTGGTAAACCAATTGCTTTTCTTTGGGATCAGCTTATTGTATCTAGCGATCCAAATGATATTTTGCACAACCTTGAATATAGAGTTGCTGCTGGCAGTTCTATGAAGCCAAACAAGCAGCGTGACGCAGATAACATGGGTCTTGCTATGCAGAATATATTGCCTAGCTTGTCTACCTTTGCACAAAACACTGGAGATTTTACTGCAGTCAATGCACTTCTTCAGGATTGGGCTAAAACTTTAGACCTTGATATTACAAAGTATTTGATTGTGCCCCCGCCTCCCCCGCCTCCCGGAATGATGCCACCGGGGATGATGCCACCAGAAGGTATGCCACCTGAAGGCATGCCTCCCGAAATGATGCCACCAATGCCACCCCAAGGAGTTTAAAAATGGCAAGTAATTTTCAAAAATTACCTTACGAAATGCAATGGCTTCTCGCTAATGGATTTAATACTAAGACTCAAGGAAATAAACCAGTAACTAGATGGACTACTGGTGACATTGATAACGAGTTTTCAACAAAAAGCCAATTGGAACGAGACATTTTAGTTACTGCTGCTGATCAAAGCAGAAGAAGACTTATTGCAGAAGATGAAGCTAATGAATTTATGGCTAAACAATGGGAGCCATACGGAGGTTTGCCGGGTTCTAAGACAGGTCCAAGTGAAACTTGGAAATATGGTTATGGCAAAATGAGCCCTGAAGGCATGAAGAATCCAATTGCAATTCAAACTCCAGTTAACAACGCTCCGGGGGCTGGTGGTATTGGTGGTTATTATACTAATATTCCGGGCATGGGTAGAAACAGACCTGCAGGCGGGGCTGAAAAAGCTGGCCTTATTATGTATTACGATATGCCAGTTGATAAGCCTCCAACAACAACACCCGGAGGAGCACCGTTACCGATTCCATCAGTACAAGAGCGCATGACAAGAATGGGTGAAGCGGTACAGAAGGGTATTGACAAAGGTTCAATAGGTGCGAATCAGATGCAAGATAAGTTTAAGTACCAAGTACCGGGGACAACTCCAGCAACTCCAGTAACTAAGCCTGTTGCTGCTCCTAAGACAAACACACTAGCTGGAATGACAAGACTTACATAAGGAGTTTAAAATGGCTAGTAACGAAATACCAACTGTAGCGCAGCGAATGTCTGGGGCAAGTCCAGCTAAAGGTACTGGTGTGACTAAGAAGTCTATACGAGATAAATTGTTTAATAGACCTATGCAGCAAGGTCAAGCAAGATCACGACAACAAGCAAACACTATTCCTTATAGGGTTCCCGGCCAGCCAGCACAACCACTAACAGCACCTGTTGGAACTAATAAGCCTTTAGGTTCGCCACAGCAAGGGCAAGCTCCAAGCCCTTTAGTAAACAATGATGATCCTTATTTTTACAATCCTATTGCAAAGCCAGATTACAGCAAAATTAATCCAAACGACCCTGCAGAAATCGAATATCAAAGAATTATGAAAGCAAAAGAAGCAGCTGGTAAAGCTGGAAAGGGTGTTACTATGGAGCATAATTCAACTCCAGAAAGAACTAGAATTGGAGAAGAATATAGTGCCAAAGAAGCAGAACGACAAAAGAAATTTTTAGAAGCAAGAAAGGCTGATCCTGAAGGCTATGAAAAATGGTTAGATATTAAGTTTCCCGGTAGGCTTAAAGACCGTGGTTTTGATATGAGGCTTCCTGAGAATACTGGACCTGCACCGTATTGGTTTCCAAATAGAATTCTTAAAGGTGACGAAAAACTTACTAATATTCGGATGCCGGGGTTACCTGAAGGGTGGGAAAAAGCTGGTCCTGATGATAAACCCGGAAGCCTTAGGGATTTAGCAGCAAAAGCAAATTGGTATTGGGAGAATGCAAATGCTCAGACAAACATGGCTGAAGCTTCGGCAGCAATAAGTGCATACGAAAAAGCAGCTAACCGAGCGCAATATAAAAATATGACTGACGCAGAATTTGAACGAATGATAGCGCCTAGAGAAAGGCAATTAACTCAAGCTGAATTTGAAGCAGCTCACAGGGCAAAAGGGGGTAAATTTGCAATGGGTTTAAGTGGAACCATGATTCCAGTTATTGGAGAAGAAAGTAATTCGCCAGAATTAAATGCCTTTAAACAAAAGCATAAAGATGCTGGTGGAAAATTTGCTCCTGCTTATCCGGGTGGTCCAATGATCCCAGTGGCAGATGATAACACTATATCTCCATCCGAAAAAGCTATTAACGATAAGCATGCAGCTGGTGGTGGTAAATTTGCTACTACACCGGGAGGCAAAATGATTCCAATTTCTGGAACAGCCAATAATGAGCGCAGCCAAAGTTTAATTGATGCTGAGAATGCTCACCGAGCTAAGGGTGGGCAATTTGCTCCTGATAGTCAAGGCCGAATGATTCCTGTCATTACGCATGATCCAAATGTACCTGTTGGTCCATATGTTCCTACGCCACCAGAAAAGTTTATTGACACTAATAAACCAAAGACTTATGCAAAAACGCCTATGGATGCGCCAGTTAATTCTTACAATTATGTATAAGGAGTTTTACAATGCCAGCAAAAGGAAGTAGAGCTTTTACAAGTTTAACCCCAGAAGATCAATGGGCTATGGCTAATGGGGTGTCTTCGCCTAACGGTGGAGGTTGGAAAAACCAATGGAACACTAACGATATTGATAATGAATTTTCTATGATGGGGCCAAGCCAACAGGCGACTTTGCTTCAATCTATGAACCAACATAGGCAAAGGATTTATAGTCAACAACAGCAATACGATAATAATCAAAAAAGTAAAGCTGCTGCAGACGCTGCAAAAGCTGCTGCAGACGCTGCAAAAGCTCCAACAACACCCGGAGGAGCACCGTTGCCAATTCCAACCGTACAAGAACGCATGACAAGAATGGGTGCAGCAGTGCAAAAAGGTATTGACAAAGGTTCAATAGGTGCGAATCAGATGCAAGATAAGTTTAAGTATAAAGTACCGGGTACAACTCCAGCAACACCAGTGACCAACCCTGTTCCTGTCCCTATGCCTAAAAAAAACACACTAGCTGGAATGACAAGACTTACATAAGGATATTATTAATGCAAAATTTTCCTAACAGTAGTGTTCTTTACGAAATGCTAATTAATGCTTTAGGACAACAGCCTGTTGCTCCCGGAGATCCACCACCACTACCTAAGCCTCCAGAAAGTTAATTTTAAATTTTAACATAGGTGATACATGAAACCTGAAGAGCAAAATTTATTATTGCAAGCACTTGGCTATGCTGGCGAAACGCTAGATAAACCCGGAAGGTTTGCTCGTGGATTAATTAGCACTGCCCTTAATTATGCGACAGGTTATGGTCAAGCTGATGAACAAGCTATTGGGAATATAATTCCATTTTCCGATTATTTTCAAATTACTGACCCAAAAAAAGAGCTTAATGCAAGACAGCTTTATGCACCTTCATATGGTGGCATGAATGCTCCGGGAAGTGGTCAATTTTGGCCTAGTGTTGGTGACGCAGTTTTAGATATGGCTACAGATCCAACAAGTTATATGAGCTTAGGTATAGTGCCAGCTGTTAAAACTGGGATTGCTGGTGTAAAAGCTGTTCCTAAATTAATGGGTTTTGGTGCTAAAGCTGCCCCAGATATTATGTCTGCAGCTTCTAAAGTAGTACCTGATGCTGTTACAGTTGCTTCTAAACTTTCTCCATCTGTTGTCCCTACGCTTGAGTCAACTAGTAAAAGTTTTGGTGATGTATCTAGTGCTGGTGTTAATGCAATGGAGACCATATCTGGGCTTAGAAGTAATTCTTTAGGTTCTAGTTCGTCTGACACATTTACAAACAGTATGAAAGATTTTCCTTATGGCGATTTGTTAAAAAAAATTGAACCTGAAGTTGTTCCTGTTATAAAACCTACTTCAATAATTGATGATTATAAACCTCTTATGTATGATTTTAGTGATAACTATTATAAAGCTGCAGCTAACGCAGTACCTAGTACACCAAAAGTTGGTCCAACGGCTGATATGATAGCGGACCTAATGCTTAAGACTCCTGAAAATTCTTTTGATTATGCTAAGTATCTTAATGATGCATCTGCATACTCTCAAGATTTAGGCAAGTTAGACCCTGCCACTGGTACTATGGGTTCATTTGCTAGCCTGACAAATCAAGCTCCAGACATTGGCAGAATAACAGATTTTTCCACACCAAATAGTGCTACATTTGGTAACGCCTCTTCTAAAGCAGGTATAGATGATATATCTAAAACTATTGATAACATGGACCTGTCTATACTTAATAAGATTCCTCTTGATGCTGCAAGTGATACTACTAAAGCTTTTGATTATGGTTCAGGTCTAGGAAACAACATTGTTGGTAAAAGTTTTGATGATATAAATGCAGAAGCAGCAGCAGTAGCAGCAGCAGAAGTAGTAGCACCTGCAGCAAAAGCAGCTAGGACTTGGGCTGGACTTGGTGTGGAAACTGCTTCTGGCATAGCAAACAAGGTGGGAAATATATCAGAGCAATCATATGAAAATGCAGGAAGATTTATTAGGAATGCTGTTCCAGATCAGCAATCTCTAGCAGAGCAAAGAGGACAAATGCAAAGTACGCCTAGTCCAAATAATCCAAATAGAATGATAAGTCCTGAAGATCCTTATGGTTGGTAATTAATTTAATGGAGATAAAAATGAGCCTAAGTTTTTATGACGAAATGATTTCCTCTGGTGTTTCTCCTAAACTCGCTGACATGCTTGCTTCACGGACTCCTCCCGGAGCAAGCACGGACAGAGAGTTTCTTCATGGTCATTGCAACGGCAATCAATTTGAAGGTGCTCCGAACATGGGCGATTACTATCAGTCCTATGCAAAGAAAGCTGGAATAAGCACCAAAGGAAAGATATACCTAAGCAGCCTTGCAAACTTTCCCGGAGACCCTAAAGCTTGGGTGTCAGACAGAGCGCATGCAGCCAAGGTTATTGATGAGAACGGTTGGGGTGCTGAAGGAGCTATCTCTAGGAAAGTTAAGAAAGTTTCCGAAAGATTTAATAAAGATGTGGCAGATGACATCGTGCTTGAAAATGCTGAAAAACGCATGGGTAGCCAAGTTCTTTCTAAGAAAGAAAAGATAGACCTAATCCATAAGACAAGATCCTCATTAAAGAAGGTTGTCAAAAATGGCAGATAATGTTATTCTCAATCCCGGCGAAGGCGGGGATACGATAGGCGCAGACGATGTAGGTGGAGTCAAGTATGTAGTTGACAAAATTGCTTATGGTCCAGACGGATCAATAACTTTAGTCAGCCTTGCTTCTGGACTCCCGATCAACTTAGTTAAATCTGTATCGTCAGCAGTTGTGACTGGCAGTAAATCTACAACAGCTAATACAGCTGTAGCTTTGGTTGCCAGCTCGACTCCTACAACTAGGGGAATTATTGTCAAAAGTGCCAATGCTAATTCAGAAAATGTTTATGTTGGGCCATCTACTGTAACGCCCGGAACAACTTCTGCTACAGATGGTTTTGAGCTGTACGCTGGTGAGAGCATGACGATTCCAATTGACGATGTTTCTAAGGTCTATGTAAATTCGACCTTCTCAGGGATGAAAGTTTTTTGGACCATGGTATAAAAAATGAACCTGATTCATCAGCCAAAAATATCAATTAAAAAGTTTACTGGCGCAGGTTATGTACCTACAGCGTCACAGCTAGGTATAGGCGAATTAGGCGTTAACTCGACAGATTCAAGGGTCTATACAAAAAATCAATCTGGGGTCGTTGTAGATGTTGGTGGTAGTGGTTCTATTTCGTCACTTACTGATGTTCAGTTGACAAGCCTAGCAAACGATAATTTTCTTCAGTACAACACTGCTGCTTCTAAATGGGTAAATTCATCTGCTTTAGATGGCGGTAATTTTTAAAAAGGAATAGCTATGGCAAATACAATTAGGATTAAGCGTAGGTCTTCTGCAGGTGCAGCAGGTGCTCCGTCAACTTTAGCTCCTGCCGAGCTTGCATATTCGGAAGTAGACAATATTCTATATTATGGGTTTGGAGATGCTGGAACAGGAGTGTCTTCTACTGTTGTTCCTATTGCTGGAACAGGTTCTTTTGTAACCACCACTACAACACAGACTGTATCTGGGGCTAAGACATTCTCCAACATTACTATTACTGGTGGTTCAGTAACTGGCATAACAGATTTAGCAATAGCTGACGGTGGTACTGGAGCGTCAACTGCAGCTACAGCAAGAGCAAATCTTCTTCCTACTTTTGCTGGCAATGCTGGTAAGGTTTTACTTGTAAACGCTGGCGCTACAGATGTCGAGTATGTAACTCCTAACCCCGGAACAGTAATCTCTATAGGCATGACTGTTCCTAGCATTATGTCTGTTTCTGGTTCGCCAATTACTTCGACTGGCACATTAGCTGTAACTTTAGCAACGCAGACAATGAATACTATCTTTGCTGGTCCTTCAACGGGATCAGCTGCTGTTCCAACCTTTAGGTCTTTAGTAGCTGCTGATATTCCATCGTTATCTTACTTGCCTTTAGCTGGCGGTACAGTTTCAGGAGCTTTAACCGTAACTGGGGATTTAACAGTTTCTGGCACTACAACTACAGTTAATTCTAGTACACTTGCTGTGGCAGATAAAAATATTGAGCTTGCTTATGGGTCTACTACCGAGGCAGCAGCAACGGGTGGCGGTATTACTTTGCATGGTCTTACTGATCATACAATTATCTATACAACCGGGACTTCCTCATGGGATTTTTCTGAACATGTTAACCTAGTTACTGGAAAAGCATTTAAAATTAACGGCACAACCGTTCTTTCTGCAACGGCACTTGATGGTGTAATTGTCGATGGGGGTACATTTTAGTGGCTAACATAATAAAGCCAAAAAGATCATATACAGCTTCTTCTGTTCCGGCAGCTACTTCGGCTGGAGAAATGGCTGTCAATGTAACTGATGGTAAAATATGGGTTACTAATGCAGCAGGTACAGCTCAAGTTTTGGTGTCTTCTTTAGCTTTTTCTGATCATACTGGAACAGTATCAAATGCTCAGTTAAGCACTACTGCTGTAACTGCTGGTTCGTACACAAATAGTAATATTACTGTCAATGCCCAAGGAAGAATAACTGCTGCTTCTAGTGGGACTGCATCTGGAACAGTAACATCAATTGCAACCACTTCCCCAATAACAGGTGGAACAATAACCGGAACTGGCACAATTGGAATAAATGCAGCAAGTGCAAACACAGCTTCTTATGTTGTACAGCGAGATGCTTCTGGAGACTTTAGTGCTGGCAAAATAACGCTTGGAGGTTCTGGTTCAAGCACTTTGGCCCAATTGACTTTTTCTGGATCGACTAATAACTGGATTGATTTAGGAACAAACGGATACGCAGCACCAGCATTTACAACTCGAAGTGTTGGTACAAAAGTTGTTTTTTATAAAGACCTTGGTGCATCATCCACTGATTATGCTGCTGGTATTGAATTGAATGCATTATGGTTTTCCATACCAGCAGCAACTTCAGACAGAGCATTTAAATTTTATGGTGGAACGACTAATATAGCCAGTTTGGCTGGTGATGGTAATTTTTCTGCAAACAAAAAAATTACTGGCGAAACTCTAAGTTCTACCGTAGCTATTGGCACAGCACCGATTACTGTAACATCAACTACACAGGTTACTAATTTAAACGCTTCCTTGCTCGAAGGTTATTCCACGGCTACTGCAAATACAGTTAGCACTATAGTACGCAGAGATGCTTCTGGAAACTTTGCTGCTGGAACTATTACCGCAGCGTTAACAGGGAACGCATCAACCGCAACTAGTCTCTCTGGCGGTGGTGCTGGTCAAGTTCCGTACAACACAGGATCTGGTGCAACAAGTTTTCTTGCAGCGGGAACAGCAGGGCAAGTATTACAATCCAATGCAACATCTGCCCCTACATGGACAAGCAGAGTTAATTACACGGCTAGTTCATCTGCACCTTCAAGCCCTGCTGTTGGAGATCATTGGTACGACACAGACGATGCAGCGTTGTTAGTTTACATAAATGACGGAAACACCTCTCAATGGGTTGAAGCTGGAAGCCCTAGTGTTGGTGCTGGTGCTATACAGTCTAATGGTAGGCTTACTTTAGAGTCTGGAGTTCCTGTTTCGTCAACAGACCAGACAGCTAAGACTGCTGTTTACTACACTCCATACAACGGAAATATTCTTAGCCTTTATAACGGTACAAATTGGAATGCTTATACCTTTGCTGAGTTGTCGCTAGCTTTAGGGACTTTAACATCTGGAAAGAATTATGATATTTTTGCGTATGTTAGCGGAAGCACAGTAACTCTTGAATTGAGTACAGCTTGGACAAGCGACACAGTAAGAGCAGATGCTATCTCGCTTCTTAATGGGGTTTACATTAAGACATCAAACAATACTAGAAGATACTTAGGAACATTTAGGACTACAGCTACTACGACAACAGAGGATAGCATTACAAAAAGATTTTTATGGAGCATGCACAATCAAACACAAAGGCCAGTACAAAGGTTTGAGTCTACCGCAAGTTGGACTTATCAGGCTACAACTTGGAGATATGTAAACAATAGTTCTTTAAACAGAATAGAATGCGTGTTTGGATTGCCATCTTTGTTGGATTTAAAAGCATCTGGTTTTTTTAGTGCTGGAACAACTATGCAAGGATCTAGAATTTCTATTGGTGAAGATTCAAGTTCTTCAGCGTCATCTAATTGTAATATACCTGATGGAGCAACTACTGCTAATGGTTATGTTGGAACTACTGCTTTTTTAACAATGAACCCAACATCTGGATATCACTATTATTCTTGGCTTGAGAGTGCTTATACTGGTGTTGCTTCAACTTTTTATGGTGATGGTGGTGGATATAGAAGAACGGGTATAAGCGGTTGTGTAATTAATTAGGAGTAATAATGCCAGTTGACTTTCCAGCATCCCCTGCAACAAACCAAATCTACTCTTATAACAATAAGTCGTGGACATGGAACGGTTCGGCATGGCTATCTGCCCAACCTTCTGTTTCAATTGGCAACACTTTTTCTTCTGGCAGGTTAACTCTTAGTTCTGGTGTTCCTGTTACTACATCAGATGTAAGCTCTACTACAATTTACTACACTCCTTACAATGGGAACATGATTAGCCTTTATGACGGAGCAAGTTGGTCTTCTTTTGCTTTTACAGAAAGAAGTTTAGCTTTATCTGGCTTAAGCACTATTAACTATGATGTTTTTATTTACAACAATTCAGGAACATTGACATTAGAGCTAGCTGCATGGTCTTCTAGCACCGCAAGAGCTACGGCATTAGTTTTAACTAATGGGGTGTATTTAAAATCTGGAGCTTTAACTAGAAGATATCTAGGAACTTTTAGAGCTACTGGTGGAAACACTACTGCAAGCAGCAAAAATAACAGATTGTTATGGAACTTAAATAATCAAGTAGAGCTTCCAGTTCATCAAGATACTTACACCACTTATGCATACACCGGGCACACTTACACCACAGCAGCATGGAGATCATGGAACAACGATTCTAATCAGAAAATCGGTTATGTAGTTGGGTTAGACCGTGGAATATCAGTAGGGTTTGGTTGTGCTTCTAGCGGATCAGCTACCAGTCAAGGTGCTGCGTGGGATGGTGGCACTCCCGGCTATGACTCAATAGATCTAGCAAACAGGGCTGGAAGAACTTACTCAACTAGAGGTACGGTGTTAGGATACCATTACATAACTATGATGGAATACGGATTATCTGGAACTAATTATATTCAAGCAATTCTTGAAGGTACTTTTTGGTGTTAGGCTAATTTAAAAGGAATCACAATGCTAATTGTATTACACGAAAAAATTAACTCGATTGTTCCCATACAAGGAATCTCTGATAACGGTGATGGAACCTACCGTGTAGATTACATTGCAGAACCTACTGAAGAGCAATTGCTTTTAGTTAATCAAGCTATTGCTAATTATCCTCTTCTTGTTGAAAAAGAAGAAAAGTTAAAACAGATTGATGCTGAGTGGGCAGTTTTAGAGCAAACAGGATGGGATTCTGGCCAAGGATTTAATTTGGGTATTGCTTCTTCTGATGTGGCCTTGTTAGTAGGGGTGTTTTCTCTGGCTAAAGAAGCAGCAGCAATGGGCCTCCCTATACCGTCAATTATAGCTATGAATAATTCCGTAGTTAATTTTTCAACTATAGACGAAATGACTCTTTTGTTGCTACGATATGGTGCAGCAAGATCGCAAATGTCAGAAGAATTTGCAGCAAAACGAAGAGCAGTCAATGAGTCAATCTAGGTGCGGAGATACACCTAGGTTAAATTGACGGGCTGGTCATACGGGGAAGCTTGTTGCGACTCTTAAAAAGACATTGATTTTACCGAGTCAATTAGTAACACCACAGCCCGTCTTTGTTACATACATATGGAGGCAGTTTAATGATAAGAATATTTACAGCTTTAGTTATCTTTGTGTCTTGCTATTCATTAGACGCACAAGAGCCTAAAAAAAACGAGCCATACATAAAGATAGCTGAAAAAGTTGAAGCTAAAGCTGGAAGGCTTGTAAAGCTAACTGTTCAAACTAATGGTAAGATAGTCAAATGGTTCTCAGCATCAGACGAAAACGACCTTGTTGTGTCAGACACTGGGTTGTGGGCTATATTCTGCGCTACAAATCCCGGCAATTACCGTATTTTTGTTTACACTTCGATGAACGATATTCCTACTGACCCGCAGCTTTGCTTGGTGACGGTTGCTGGTGCTCAGCCACCACCTGTTCCACCTACTCCAGTAGATCCTGCCTCAGTGTTTGAATCAAAGCTAAAGTCTCTTATAGATGCAAACCAAAATCCTAAGAAAAATGACTCTCTTAGGTCATTGTCTTCGGTGTACTCAAAACTTTCTTCTGCATCACAAGACGAGAAGTACCAGACAATCAAAGAATTGTACGAATATGGTATAAAGATATCTTTGTCTACTTTGGCAGCTGAAGAGGTTGTTGAGGTTAGAGATTTTATCGGGTCATATCTCAATAGTTTAGCCCCAACATCTACCGAAAAAATGATAAACAAAAGTGACCGTGACTTGTTTGCTAGTGAATTTAAAATGATTGCAGATACTCTTACTAAACTCTCAAAGTGAGGCTTACATGAGCGATGAATCTTTTTTCCGTTCAGTTGGTGGCAAGGTTCCATACCTAGGGCAAGAAAAAGCTAGCTGGAATTTTGGTAGGATTGCACCTGCTGACATGAGCGATGACCAGAAAAAAACTGACGCTCTTGCCAAGGAGAACTTTGTTGAATTTAAGCTGGTTGGGGAGACTGACGAATCAAAGGACAGGGCGTTCCTTTGGGACTTCTCCAAGAAAGCTAACAACGGTAAGCATTTCGAGGCTTTTTACCAGCAAACTGGCAGCTGCGTTGGGAACGGTATTGGTCAGGCTATGTGGTATCTCCAAGCTGTTGAGTCAATCAGGCTTGGTGACGCAGAATTAGTAAAGCTTCCTTTCTGGCTACTGCCATATGGTAGATCTAGGTATATTGCCGGGATGCATGGCAGGGGTGAGGGCTCTTTTGGGTCTGCTGCAGCTGAAGCTATGCGAGTAGATGGCACAATGGAATCAGACCTTGAAGGTTTACCTCAGCCAACCTCTTCTGGTGGTCTTACTTGGGGTTCCAAGGCTGAAATGGAATGGTCTGATGGTGGAGCTATTAAGGATAAATGGCTTTCCATAAGCAGGAAGCATTTAGTTAAGAGCACAGCACAGATAAAAAGTGGCAAAGAAGCTAGGGAGGCTTTGCTTAACTACTACCCATTGACTATTGCAAGCATGTTTGGCACTAGCCCTTTAGTGGTTAAAGCTGTTGGTACTCCAGCGGTAAGGCTAGCTAAAAGGACTGACTCATGGGGTCATCAGATGTGCGTTATTGGGGTGTTAAATCACCCTGAGTTTGGCTGGATATTCTATGTGTTAAATAGTTGGGGAACTACTGTTCATGGTGAGCCATGCGGTAACTACGGAGAACCAGCTGGTGGGTTCTGGATTACCGAAGCTGATATGGACTGGATCTGCAGGGATGAATGTTTTGCTTTTTCCCAGTTTAACGGATTCCCAACTCAAAGTGTTAGCTGGAGAATGTAATTCTATTGTGTATTTATGCCCATTTTGTTACAACTTACGCAGCCCCTAGGAGGTTCGTATGTCATCAGAATGGGTTGTTCTTATAGATAAGCTTGGCATACCTGTTTCAGTAATGATAGGTATGGGGTTTGCGTTCTACAAAATAGTAATATGGTTAGGTATGCATGTTGTAGTTCCGCTAAAAGATAAACACATGTCTTTCATTGATCAGTTACAAGAACTGATTGGAAAGATTGTGACAGTGCAAGGTTCAATTGATTCAAAAGTGCAGCAGATAAACGATAAGCTTTTTGACGACAAATTTAAAAAGGAGAAATAGAATGGTTAATTTTCCTGATAGCCTACCGACAGATGCTTTAATAACTTTAATCGATAAGCTTAGGGGTAAAGATGTACCTAATAAGCTTGTCTATCAAGCTGCATGGAATGTAGCTGGTTATGGCATTGATCAAGTAGTTCAAAACCAAAGGCCAATTGTAAAGAGCTCAGAGCCTAGGACAGATGAAGACGATGCGTTGACATTAGAATCAGTGGTTGCTATGCAAGGCAACAACGAAGAAGGTCTTAAAGCATTCGTTCCTTATTGGCTTATTATTGCAATTGCAATGAGGATTTTAAAGAATGTTCTGGAGTAACAAACCGTTCTTTGGTATGCCTCCAAGATCAAGTTCTTGGAGAAAAGTAAGAGATTCTTTTATAAAAAAGAACCCTACTTGTGCAGCTTGTGGTGGTACTAAAAATCTTGAGTGCCACCATAAAATACCTTACCATGTTGACCCGCATCGAGAGCTTCTTGAAGATAACTTAATGACTCTCTGTGAAGGTCCCGGTAATTGCCATTATGTTTGGGGCCACTTGTTAAACTGGAAAGCGTATAACCCTACGGTTGTTGACGATACTAAAGCTTTCTTGGAAAAAATAAACAAAAGGCTTACACATGATTTGGCAAGCAAGGAATGATTGCAAGCTTTTAGTAGATCTTTACAAAGAAGATATGCTGCAAAGCAGTGACCATAAAATTAAAGCTATTAAGCTCATATCTAAAATATTCTACAACTTGGTTCCCCGCACCTCTTCTCTTGATGTCCCTAATATTGAAATAGCTGTAAAGATAATCGATTGGTTTGTTGACGAGAAGCCTGTTGACTGGCGAGATATAGCCAAAGCAATAGGTTCTTTCTTGGAAGTCATAGAGCTAGGTCTTATAGAGTCAAAACTTTTAGCTGAAGAAAAACATAAAGCTGTGGAAAAATTAGAATAAGAGGTTACTATAGGCTATGAGTTTTCCGTTTTTAAATACCGATAGCTTGGTTAGTATTTTAAGTGATGAGGCTGAATACATGGCGTACCGAATAACCCCTAACTCCAGCGCAAAATCTTTAGTAATGAAGATTCGTGGAACTACTGGGAAGTCAAAGAAAGGTTTAGCCTACAATTCTGCTGGTGTAGTGTCAAGTTATACCCGTGAAGGCGCAGCTCCGGTAAGCTTTCCTTTAGTAAGCCTTGCTTCTGGATCTGCATCTTGGGTTAGTGGTGGCTTTGTTGAGCTGAACCAGTCTTTAGCTGGTGGCTTGTATCGGGTAGACATACCTAATGCTGCCCTTCTATCAGGTGCTCAGTATGTGCTTATAAGTATAAGCTTTACCGGAACCTTAGAAGAAGAAGTTCTTGTACGATTAGACTTGCCTTTTTCAGCTGCATCTGGCACTGGAGCTAAGAGTCATACAGTTCAGGTCAATAGCACTGCTGGCAATGTTCCTGTGGTAGCAGCTGCTGTTTGGGTTTCCACTGATCTTGCTGGCGATAATGTAATCGCTAGCGGTAGAACCAACACATTTGGTACGGCTACATTTTTACTTGATGTTGGCACATACTATCTATGGGTATTAGACGAGGCTTACTTGGCTAACAACCCTACAACTATTACGGTGGTATAAAATGGCAACGACAAATATCAACATCAATCCTAGGCCACTACCTTCAGCTCCGTTGAAGCAGTTTGTTATTCGTGGTATAGCGTTTACTTATCAAGATGCAATCAATCACTTGCTTGACTTCTTAGGTGCAGATGTTGGTGCTGAAGCGTTGAGGACAGCTAGGCGAGCTATACAAAATACGCTCCGAACATTTCCAAGAATGCATAGGTGGTCCTATTATTACAATCATGGACGAATCAATACAAACGGATCGTATTCTACTGGTACAGTATCTTACGATTTTACTGGTGGTGCTTACGAGAGAATGCTTGTACTAACTGGCGGTACATTTCCAGCATGGGCATCTGAAGGTACTGTTAGAATTAATGACGCTAACTACAAGATAGCTTCTGTTGTGTCGTCTACTATTGCTATGCTTGATTCAGCTCAAAGCCCTAGAGAAGATCTTCCTGCAGGTACAAAGTTTGTTATCTTTTGTGATGAGTATCTTCTTCCGCTTGAATTTATATCAGCAGACGAGGGCTTAAACAAAAGCAACTTTACTAACCTGTCTTATGTTCACCCAAGAGAATGGTTAAGCAATGTCGAGAATGGTAATAACTATTCTAGTGATCCTTACATGTATACGATTACTGGCCATTCGACACTACAAGGCAGGTTAAGCTTTAGGGTTTATCCGTTCCCTTCGACAAGTAAATCGTTTGATTTCTTATATCAGAAGGGTGCTAGGCAAGTAGCCGTAGAACTATACACTGCTGGCACTGTAGCTGCTAACACAAGCAGTGGCCCAACTACAACGATTACTGCTACTGGTGCAAACTTTACCAGCTCTCTTACTGGATCAATCATAAGGGTAAGCGCAGATAGCTCTGAGTTCCCTACTGGTTTAGACGGTGATAATATAGCTGAGTATGAACGCCAAATTGTAGGGGTTGTTAGCTCAAGCCAGATAATTGTTGACGAGCCTATATACGCAACCTTCACTGCAAGAAAATATTCCATCAGTGATCCTATTGATGTTGAGCAAGGCGTAATGTTAGATCCGTTTCTGCGTGGTTGTGAGTATCAGGTTAGCTTACTAAGAAGTAAAGCTAACGCTCCAGATCTTTACCAGCTTTATATGTCTTCTGTTAAGCAAGCGCAAGCTGCTGACAGTAAAGTTATCCAAAGGAGAAGTGCAAGCCCAGATACTTATATAAGACCAAGGCTTGCTTCATTCCCGTTAGGAGGCAACATTGGCTGAGAACTTTAAAGATTTAACTATTGTCGAAGATTTTAGGGGTATTATAGATTCAATGAACGCTGATCTTTTACCTGCAGGAGCTATGGTAAATCAGATTAATATTGGGTGTGTAAAAAAAAATCAATTGCAAGTTAGAAGCGGTTACAAGAAAATAATATTTGACGAGGAATAAATTATGTTCATGGGATTTGTAAATAATGGTGCTACATTTACAGCAGTTTACCCTGTTGTTGGTGATTTAAGTGAGCCTATAACCGTAAGCTCTACTTATACAGTGTACGGGCCACTAGGTGATGTGATGGCAAACTCCTCTGGGTCATCTACATTAATTGTGCAAGGCATTTACAAAGCTTCTATTCCTGTTACTACGGGCAACTTGTACGAAGCTGGTAAGTTTTACTATTTAGTTGTTACCTATACTCATAATTCTCATAGCAAAATATCAAACTTTACATTTGGGGTAGTATGAGTTATTTAGGTTACTACCAATTAGGTGACGAAGTTTATTTGCCTGTGCTTACTGCTTCTGGTATTGGGCGGGAAATTGAACCTACCGAAGCTCCTACTATATCTATTTTTAATTCTGTTGGTGACTTAGAAGCAACTGTAAAAGTTCCAAAAATAAGTAGCTCTCGTAAGAAATATCACTTTGGAATAGAGTATTATTTAAAATACACTTTAGCTTTAGGTAAATATACAGCTATAGTTTCATATCAAAAAGATAATGCTTCTTATATTAAAGCATTGTATTTTGATGTGTATAATTCGGGCGATATTAACGGCGGTCCTGTGTCTATGACTGCTGTTAAGTTTGAGAATGCTAACTTTGTAATATCCCAGTTAAGCTCTGGGGTAATAATAAGAGGAAAATTAAATGAAGGCTAACACTCAAGGCATGTTTAATATTGTTTGTAAAAATCCCGATGGCTCAGTTGCATGGGAAGAAAGTTTTTCCAATGGAACTACTGATCAAGGAAGAGCTTTTGCTCTTAACAATGTTTTTAGAAATGTTGCTGCAAGTGCAACTTGGTTTGTTGGTTTAATATCAGCAACTTCTTTTACTGCTTTATCATCACTAGATACAGCTGCAACCCATACTGGTTGGTCCGAACTTGTGGATTATACTGAAGCAACAAGAAGGCAGTGGGACCCATCTGCACCTGTTTCTTCATCTGGTGTTACTACTTTAACAATTGCTACTCCTTTAGTTTTTACTGCAAGCGGAAGTGTAACAGTCAAAGGTGCATTTCTTGCTAGTGCATCAGCTAAAAGTTCTACAGCTGGTGTGTTGTGGGCGACTGGTGTTTTTGCTAGTGATCAAGTTCTTATTGTTGGACAAACTGTAAGCATAACTTATCAAACAAGTTTAACTTAACTTAAGGTAGCCATGGAAAACAATATCGCAGTTGGCTCACAATTTTCTGTTGGTCCTCGCCCGTTTGCAACTGTTGTTTCTGCGAATGTTTTCACAGCAGGGAACACAAAAGCTTTTGTTGATAAAGTAAATGTAGATTCTTTTTTTTATATAGCAAGCACTGCTGCTGGTGATGTGAACAGTAGTTACCCAATTGTTCATTATCTTTTTGTTGGAAGAACAGGGAGATAATATGCCAGATACTTATTTAAAAACAAGCACTAGCGATGTTTATATTCTTAACGGTATAGACGATGTGATTTGTTGGGATGGATTAAAGAGTCAAGCGGTATTAGCTAAAGTTGAATTTCCAACAATTAGGCCAGTTCTTTCAAGTAGTGGTGCAGGTGGCATTGCTGGAAAATATTATTGCTATGTAAGGTTTATTGATGTAGATGGCACTCCTTCAAATCTAAGCCCTTTAAGTTCTCCGGTAACTGTTAATGCTTCATTTGGTTCTGTAGTTGATGTGTCTTCAACTACACCTATTGTTGTTGAAAGTGTAGGTCACAAGCTGGCTACTGGACAATTTGTTGCATTGATAGGTGTTGGTGGAATTACTGAAGCTAATGGCACTTTTAAAATAGAAGTAATTGATGCTGATTTTTTTATTTTACTTGAGACCCAAACAAATAGTGGGAACACTTATACTGGTGGTGGTACTTGGAATGCTGGAGTAAAGACTATTAACTACACAAATGTTCAAGTTCCTACAGATTCTAGAATAGTCAAAAGGCAAATCTTAAGAAACACTAACGGTCAAACAGAAGTTTTTTTTGTTGATGTTGAAACTTCAGATTTAACTTCAACAGTTTTTTCTTCTATACTTGATGATGAAGCTTTAAGTAATAACGAAGATGTACCACTTTACAACAGCGAAAACAAACAGATAGCTAATAGTTTTGCAGAGATCCCTAACTGGAAGCCTTGTGCAGCAACAGTAAGCGACAGGAGTTTCTACGGTGGTTCTATTTCGTACACTGATGGTTCAGCTAAAATATTAAATGGTAGCTCTCTTGTATATGGGATAGGCACTAAGTGGAAAAAGACATTTGTAGGCAGAAGGTTTTTAACTCCTAACTCTATAAATTTTTCCATTATAAAAAGTGTAGACATAGAGAACCAAACATTAACTTTAAACGCTCCTTTCTCTGGTGTGTCTGGGCCTTACTCTAATTATAGTATTGCTCCTCCTTACTTAGAAAAAAAGGCTTTGTATTACTCTGAGATAGGCCAGCCTAAAAATATAAAGACAACAAGCGGACTTGTTCTGCAAGAAGAACAAGATGAAATAATTGCACTTTTAAATCTTGACACATACCTTTTAATATTCTGTAAGAGTAAACTTTTTAGATTAACATTTGGTAGTTCCCCAGATACTGACGGTAGTATCTACCCGGCTTCTTATACTAGAGGTGCGCTTAATCAAAAATGTATAGTCACTATGGGCGCAGCTGCTGTAGCCATGGATCGTCTTGGTGTTTACACTTATCTCGAAGGTAAAGAAGAAGCAATTAGCCTTCAAATCAATTCTCTTTTTGAAGGTTCAAATAAAAACTACGATATAAATTGGAAGTATTCGAGGTTTTTCCACGCTGTTCATATATCGTCAAAAAGTACCATACGATGGTTTGTTGTAATGGGCGCAGGTAGATACCCTAGACATGCCTTATGCTACAACTATCAGACTAACGCTTGGTGGATAGAAGAATTTTCAGTTCCAATAATGTCATCTTGCCAAGACTTTGAAGTTTCTGCTTCAACATGTTTTCTTGGAACAAACAATAATAGGGTGCTTAGGTATCCTTCAGGCAATCTTGATGGCCATGATCAATCTTTGGGGAAAGTTAACGGATCTGTTACTAGTAGTCAGTCTATGTGGATTGAAGACTCTAGTTTTAATTTTGATCTTGTACAAGCAGTTAACAATCCGGTGACAATTTTTACTCAGGACGGTACATCTTACAACAGGGTTATAAAGAAAACTTCTGGAACAAGAGCTTATCTTGACAGGCCATTAATTGTCAAAATTTCTGGTGCAACCTACACGCTTGGGTCTTCTCCTTGGTTGTTTAAAACTGGGACATTTCGTATAGAAGGGAACGACAAAAATATTGTTCGCAATATGGAGATTAATTATCAACCGACATCATTGCCTTCTTTTTTTAATTTGAAATTTTACAGAGACAGGCTAAACGAAACTCTTGTTTTTAAAAAGCCTTACAGAAAACAAACAGAGCAAGAATTTTATGTTTCTGATGATGGCAAAAAATTAATAGGAAACTTTATTAATGACCTTGGTGCTTTGCAACAAAGGTTTGATACGCACAAAGAAAGCTCAGTCGATGGTGTTAAATATATTGCTCTAGAACTTAATGGTAACACTACTGAAAGTGAAGAAATAATATATGGAATAAGATTGGAAGGAGTATTCCACGCCCCTTCTGAAATACAAAAGGAGTAGCAATGTCATATCCAGCAGACCACATGTACATTGCTACATACGGAGTATTACCATTAATTTTAGATCCTTATGAACCAGAGGGGGCTGTTCATAAAGTTACTTACCAATATAGTTACCCAACTCCAGATCCAAGTGTTGATGGCACTATGTTTTATGGGTGGGAAATACACGCTTTAAATGTTATTAATCAGATTGATACTACTTATACTGGCAGTTGCACGATTTCTATGACTAATGGAGGTAGGTTTATAACGGCATATGGTTTGCCTCCTGTTGATTCAGAGACTGTTCAATTTGTTGCAGGTAAAGCTTACTTTGGAATGGGTTATACATGGAAATATTTACCAGCTATAAATGATGTCTACAATTTAATTAATACTTATACTGTACAATTTGAAGGAGGTATTGTTGGGGCTTCTTCTGCTCCATTCAAGTTTGTTAAAAGCCAATTGTTTACAGATTTAAATGTTAGAAAAATTAATTTTTTACAACCGCAAGAACCTTTAAGCGTTATTAATATAGATGTAAGTCAAAATGAAATTGTAGAATATGAGATTTGTGTTAGTTCTAAAGCTGATTATTTTGGCTGTGCTAACTGGCCAGTTATATCTACAGCGCAAGTTGAAATGTCTTATCTGCCTGATTTTATTAATTACACTGGGTCAAAAAGTTTTAGCTTTAATTATAGAGGTAGAGCCATACTTGACACTTTCACTTTTGCAATTAAAAAAGAATATCTTTTAGATGAAGAATTTAATTTGGATGAAGCTTTTGCTTCACAGCCTACTGGCGCTTTTTATGTTGTATCTAATTCAACAATACCGGGAAAAGCTATATACCAAGCTGGACCTATAACAATAAATTTTTTCAACAACGAAAATAAGAACAAGACATTTAGTGCTGCACCTAGTTATGGCAAGCCATTAATACTAGAAGATATAAATAGAGTTGGGTCTAAGGTGGATTACAAAGGTTTATCTCCAATTGGTGCAGGAGTTAATATTTACGATTCGTTACGCAACAGTAATTCGTATGAAGCTATAAGCTCTACTTTTTCTTCTGCTAGTGCTTTCTATTACCCATTAGATCTAGATGATTCTCCTACTATATACTATATTCCTAAACACCACTGCGCCGTGCATGGGTCATTAACTAAGCCTTACAATGTTCTTGCTAGTAGAGCGTTTGAAAACCCTAAAGTTCTTAGCAGATTCCTTTCTTCAGAATGTATTGCAATCTATGAAAAGCTAGACATTATGCTTTGTGCTCCAAACAAATATGAAATTATGAACAATAGACCTGAACAGTTAATTGGTTCTACAGAAGGGCGTGACAAAATAAATTGTGAATGGCCTTTAACTGGGGAGCTAGGGATACACAGTTATGTAGCGTCAATAGCTCCGGTAGTAATAAAAAATTATGAGTCAGGTTATGATCGAGAAATATGTTCATTCCCATGCGAAGGTTTCTTTCCAGCTTGTTCTTCTCCATCACTTGCAGATTGTGATGAAAAAAGTATAGAACAAACGCATGTTAAGATTCCTTGTACTTTAGCAAGGAATATTGATGTTGCTACCGGAGAATCAATCCTTACTGTAGCAGTAGCTATAACAAATTTTGGGTTTTCTCCTGTTGTTAAAGAGGATGAAGAATGGTGGATAAACTCAACTCTTTGGCCTTATGTGTTTGGTATTCCTGACACTTTGACTGGTAAGCGCACAACATTTTGCCCGTACACATCTAGAACTCAAGAAAGCATATCGTCTAAAACTATTTACCCCAGTCCTA